ATGAAAGACGCATTGCATTGTGAACACAATTCGTAAGTGTCAGGTGCCACATCATCCGCGATGCGGGTCGCCTTGCCAGCCGAATACCGGCGCACGGTGAACCATTCACGCGCCTCCGTATCGCCAGCGGCGACGTAAGCGGTCTTGCCGCACTTGTCGCACACGTACTTCGCGTAACCGTCAGATTTCACTATTCAATCCTTTCAAACATTGAGCAACCAAGCGAAGGCAACTGCCGCCACGTGCCGCCGAAATCAACGGAAGGGTTGACACCAGTCGTGTTCTGGACCACGTATCCGATCGGAAACACGACCCTCCCGGAAGCGCCGTCGCCGACATGCGCGCTGATGACACCATCCACGCTCACGATCGAGGAACCGTCCACCCTCACGCCACCCAACACGTCCGTGGACGCCTTCGGCAGCGAGTAGGCGTTCGCGCCCCGTTCGACCGAAGCGAGCTTCGACCGCTCGCCATCGGTCATCATGCCCGACTTGGCATTGTCGGCCACGGTCTTGGCCGCATCGGCGACGTTCTTCGCATCCTCGGCGGTCTGATTCGCCTTGCCGATCTGCGCCGCGAAACCGGAAGCCGTCTTGTTCGCTGACTCGGCGACCTGCCTGACGGATTCCAAATCCTCGGAAGCGACGTCCGCGCTGATCGTGCTGCCTGAAATCGACAGGCCACGGCCAGCCGTCAAAGACACGCCACCGCCAGCCGAACCACCGGAAGACGAAGAGGAAGAGGAACTCGTGTAATTCGAATATTCCGTCTTCGAGGAAGCAGCGTCGCCAACCTCATACGATACGGACAGCAAGCCGCCAGACAGTTTCACGATCTTCTTCAACACGACGGCAGTAACCGTCAGACCAGTCACATGATCGCAGCCAGCGACCCTATCGCCCACATCCAAAGACAAGCCGTCATGCACGGTCACATCGACAGCGCCAGCGCCCTGCAAATCCTGCAACTGCTTCTTCGTCTGCTTGTCCAACTCGTCCTTCTCGGCGGACGAATAATCATAGACTGCGGCGATTTCGTCACGACCACCGAACGTGCGCGTATTGGACACCTTGCCGGAATCATCCGCATAATAGTGGACGACAAGACGATTTCTCAAATCACCCTTGCCCAAGCCGATCATATGGTTAGTGCGACGGTAATCCTTCGTGATGGAAAAATCAACCAGATCGGAATCGACCGTATCATCATGGGCGACAATCGGCTGGGCATACATCCATACCGTGCCGTCAACCTCCTGAAACATGAGTTTCAGATCATTCGCTGCCAGCATCCTGCGGATGCCATCATACGCGGTGCAATACCGGTCGAACTGGAACGTGGGAATCGTCTTCGTGGAATCCGCGCGAACCTTGAACACGTCAGACAAGCCAATACGGGCCAACAGGTTCGACAACACCTGATTCACGGGGCCGGACACCTTCAGATAATCCTGCCCCGAATCAGGCTGCAACACCTTACCGGCCAACATGCCATGCCAACTACGACCGGAATACGTGACCACGCTCACGCCATCCGACAGTTCGTCCTTCATATGATCGACGATGCCGCCAACCTCGGTCCCGTCAACATAGACAAGACCACGGTCGGGCAACACGGTACCGTCATACAACGTCAGTTCGAAATCATTCTCACCCGACCCCCACGCGCAGTCAAACAAGCAATCCGAAGCCGCATGGAACGGCACGCCATTCTCGTCGGCGCAAATCAGATCAACCAAGTCGGGTCCCCATTCTCTTCGACGACCGTAAGATCAAAACCGAAACCGGAACCCAACTCGACCACGCTCGAACCAGCCGGAATAGGTTGGAAAACATACTGTCCACGATTCAAACCGGAACCGCGCACGCCCCACGAAAACACGTTCCGCAGAGAACCATCCGCACCATGCAGCATGATCGACTTCTTCAACGAATCAACCGCCACGTAAGCGCCAGCGGGAACATCACCATTCAACCGGTACACGTTCCCGCCAATCGTCAACGACGGATTCGAAACGGCCCCGTATATGACCAGACGAAACGGCATCGGAACACGCATGCGATTAGACACCATGCATGACGGACGCGAAACAGCCAGATCATAGCCCATGTCGGTCGGCAAATCCAAGCCAGACGCGGCAGACCCGGACACAGGCTGATACGACACAGTACCGGCATCATGACGCCACACGCCATCCAACAAGACGAACGAAAGCGCGCACACCGGGTCGGAGGAACCAGGATGCGAGGAAGCCTCAGACTTCACCACATAACACGATTGAGTCCAAACCTCCCCCGCACCATTCACCGCTTCCAACCGTCCCGGCTTGCCTACGGCCAGATCAGTGTCAACAGCCCGCATGAACGAGTCGAACGCAGCCGCATCACCATAATGCACGTCAACGGAAACCTCCCGACGTTTCCTCGAAACGCCAGTCAGCCCGCCGTTACGCACCGTGTAATCCCATTCACGGCCACGCAACTCCAACGCGCCTTCGAAATCAACGGTCTCATAATCCGATACGTCGAACCGTTTACCGGTCAGACCACTCACATACGCAAGCTCACCTGCCACGGCTGGCCTCCAATACATCACGGACGAAATCACGCTTGCTCGGCCAAGGACTGCTGTTACGGCTGATCTCACCGCCGATACCGTCACGGAAGCCCGCAACCTCACGACGCAGCTCGTTCACGGCGGAGACAAGTTCACGACTCGAATCAGGAACCTGAACATTCACCTCATACAAGCCTGACATCATCTTCTCCACACGCCAGCCAGCCGCATACGCGCTACGACTCATATCAACCGCACTACGCGCATACGACGTGCGGGCCTGCGACACCGCCCTGTCCAGATCGCCGGTAGCATTCAACACGTTCAGGAAATTCGGGCCGACAGTACGATCAAGCTTGCTCGCGGACGCAGCCCTGATAACATGCTCACCGTTCGACAACCACATCGGAATCGAATCAGACGTGCCAGTACCCGGACCGCTGATACGACCACCAGTAGCCTTATGGCCAGCATTCGCAATACCCCTAGCAACAACAGACGCATCAAGCGTCACACTCTTGCTTTGAATGCTGTTCCACTGCCCAGCGAGACCTGCAACAGCATCATATCCGGTCGTGGAAGCGTCAAGACGACTTCCCCACCATGTAGGCACAGAGACAATCTGGTTTTTCGCATCAACCGCCACAGCAGACGTATTGCCGATACCAGCGAAAAGCGTAGGCCAATTACGAGGCACATTCTCAATATTGCCCTTCGCTATCTGCGCTATAACACTAGCCCTATCAACAGCGTCGATCACAGTAGGAGAGGTCTGCTTCACGCCATTCACAGAAGACTGCGCGCTAGCCACGCCAGCTTGCGTATTATCGGTTGCGGTGATGTCAGTGTTCTTCACATCGGGAATCAAACTCAACGCGATTCGCAAGGCATCAACCTCGCTCTTACCAGAGGAAGTCGCCTTCAAGTAGGCTTCTTTAATCTCAGGAACCTGCCAGATGGCATCCCTTAACGCATCCAAATCGGACTTGCCTTCGGATTTCGCCTTGACAAAAGCATCCTTCATCGTCGGAATCGAAGAAATACTCTCTTCCAACGCTTCGGTATCACTCTTGCCTTCGGTGATGGCCTTGAGGTAAACCTTTTTCAACGCGGGCACCTTCATGACGGCATTGGTCACATCATTGGCCGCGACAATCGCCAGCTTGTTATCGCCGGTAATCACGACCGTATGCTTGCCATCGGAAAGCCTCTGCACCATGTCGGACAACTGGGTGGCATCGGTCTTACCCTGCCAGATGGAGTTCAACAGAATATCCTTGACCTGCTTACGTGTCCCATCGGGGAACAGGTAGCTCATACTGTCAACGACATTTGCCAGATTCTCCTTCGCTTCCAACGATTGAACGTTGATCTGTGTGGTGACTTCCTTCGGAGTCATCAACAGACTTGAGTTCAATCCGTCAACAGCAGCGGCGTCCAAATCAGCGGCACTGGCCTGAGCGTTGAAGTTGCTGGACAATTCCTTCTGCTTGGCGAGCACATCCTTCTGCGATTTACCTTGCTTGATCATCGCATTCAGGTAATCGTTCGAACTGGAAGCCAAGGCGGTCAACGAGTCGGCGGCGGTACGGCCAGCCTCAGTCGTATAGTCGAAATCCTTTTTCTGGGCGTCCCAGACCTGTTGGCCTTTGGAATGAAGATCATTTACGGTCTTCATCGCCTCGCCAACCTGCTGCAACGTCTTCGCATAACTGCTGGACGCGGCAGCGGCCTGAATGTTCGCGTTGCGCTGGGATTCAACCTGCGAAGCCAGAGAGCTTGTCACGGTAGCCAACCGCTCTTTCTTCTCGGTGGCGCTCAATAGCCCATCCGCGATGGACTGCCAATCCTGACCCTCATCACGAAGACGATCAACCCAACCAGCGCTTTTGCCAGCGGCAGCGGCCTGCGTCTTGATGGACTTCTCGATCTCATCGTTGTAGTTCTGGGCGTCAGCCAAAGCGGTCTTCGCGGCCTGGTGCATGTTGGTGGACTTCTGAAGCCTGTTCATACTGCTCATATCGAACACGGTCGCGGAGTTCTTGTCAGCCGAAGCCTGCTTGTTTGTCTGGGTCGTCATCCGCTGCAACGTCTTGATGTAGCTGTTGTAGTCACTCTTGCTGCCGGACAGTTTGCGTGCGACCGAATCCTCGTTCTGACCGAGCATCTGCAATGCTGAAGACATGCTATCCACATTCGACGTTCCACGCCAGAACTTGTCCCAAGAAGAATCCGAAGTGGAGAAGTTGGATTTCAGTGTGGAACCGAAGTTATCCAGCCGGTTCTTCAACCCCTCAAGCGAGGAAACCTGAGTTGACAAAGCGTCAGGCGTTGCCTTAGCCGCCTCGTTGAACGATTCGATGTTGGCTTTGACCTGTTCGACATGCTGGGAATACGCGCTGAACGCCGTGCCAGCGGCAGCGAGACCAGCCGTCAATGCGATGCCGGTAGGACCGCCAAGCATATCCAATAGGACGGTGCCGGTATCCTTGGCGACGCTCTTCAAGCCGGAAAGCTTGCCCTTGACGGGTTCGGTGTTGTCGTCCAGGCTTCGCAGACCCTTGCCAGCACTACTGGCGTTATCGCCCAACAGGACAGCCCCCTCGGCTGCAAGACGGGCCTCCTGACCAGTCTTTGCCACCTTGGAAGCGGTCTTCTCAGCCTGCTCCCCCATCTGCTCCATACCCTTGACGGAGCCGGTGAACAAGCCCGCCACATTGCCATACGCCATCGCGCCGCCTGTGACCTCAGCCGTCGTCTCGTTACGGGAAAGACGAGCCATCGCGGAAATCAACTGGGAAGCCTTGACCTTCGTGCCATCCATCGTCACACCCAACTGGCGCAACGTGTTCTGATACTGCATCGTGCTCCGGATGTTCTCCAAAGCGCCGCTCTTCAACGCCGTCCAAGCTGACTTGCCAGCACGACCGAACGTCATCCACAAGCCCAACATGCCCTGAATTGGGGCTGGCAGCTTCGAGAAGGCGTCACTCAACGCACTTGTCGCATTGGCGATGGCCTCAATCGTGGGAGCGGCAGACTTCAACGAGTTGGCAAGCGTGCCGCCGAACGTCTTCGACAACTGGCCCGCCATGCGGACAAGACTCGAAAACATCGGAGACGTGGACGCGAGACTGGAAGTCACCATGCTCAGACCATCACGCACATCACCGGAGAACGTGCGGATGCTACCCGAAGTGCCGGAAGCCAGCTTCGAGGTGTCGGACACGAAATTACCGGTCAACTGACCAAGATTCGTCATCGTACCGGCAAGATCGTTCCGCGACTCGTTCGCAGCATGTCCGATATCGGCGAAAGCGTCATGCACGCCCTTCTGGGCGTCCCTAGCGCCAGTCACCCAAGCACGCAACGTATCCTGGGCGCTCATGGAGTTAATCGCACGGTCTGCACGCTGCAACACGCTGCTGAACTGCTCGATGCCATTCTGGTATTGGGCAATCGGAGTGAACACACCTTGCGCGATACCCTTCAACGAGCGAAGGGACGAGCCAAGATAACCAGCCTGCTCCTTGACTTCGGACATGGCCTTGTCAACACGGTCGGAGTCGTCCATCACGTTCTCGGCCCACTTGGCGAACCAAGACGCATCCTCGCTCAACCATTGCGTGAACTGCGGCAGATACTTGCCGCCGACCATGCCGATATGGGACAATGCGGTAATCAGGGATTCGGCACCGGGAACGAGATTATCCATCGACTCGTTCACACGGTCGAAGACAGCTGGCAGCTCGTTCGCCTGATAGGACGCCTTCACGGCGAGCATGAGCTTTTCGACTATCTCGCCCTCATGCTTGGCGAGAGTGCTCATCTCCGGCACCAGCGAATCGCCTATCGCGTTCGCCGTATCCATGATGGCGGGCTTCGCCTTGCCATAGAACGCATCCTGCACGTTCTGGGAAAGCTGGGACAGCTTCGTGTTGGCAAAGTCGATCTGGCTACTCCACGTATCGCCCTTGTCGCCGTAGATCATCTTGAACGTGGCGAACGCGGCACCCAATCCGGTCAACGCGGCAGGAGCGGCATAAGAGGCCTTGGAAAGGCTCACGATGCTCTTGCCCAATCCGCCGATCGTACCGGAGACGTTCACTGCACCAGCGCCGATATCGGACAATACGGTGCCGACAAGCGCTAGACGTGGAACCTTCTTGTCCAACGTGTCGAACAGGTTCACAAGATTCTGGAACTGGTTCTCGACACCCTTCAAGCCGGACGCGCCATACGTCATGCCGTTGAGAATCTTGCCGATGTCAGTTCCATGGAACTTGGCGAAGATGTCAATCGTGCGTGGGCGAGTGAAATACGCGAGATGGGCGCGGGCCAAAGCGGTCTCAAGATCGACATCCATATCAAGGGTGTCGTTCTTTTCTTGGAACCTCTTCAGTTCCTCCTCGGCGTGCTTCTTGTCGATATGGAGCTTCGCCGGAATCTCCGCATCGGGATTGGACTTCAGCTTCTCCGCATATCGGCGCATCTCAGCTTCGACGTTCGAATACTCGGCCTTCAACGTGACCGGAACATCGAGCCTCTTATGCTCAAGCTCCCGCATGGTGCGACGTATCTCGTCAGCGCCATCCTCGTAGAACTCGACCTTCACACGCTGCGACTCGAACCGTTCGATATCACGGTTCAGACGGGCGAAATCACCTTCGACATCGACCTTCACCCGCGCCTTCGGATTATCCTTCAGAAGACGCTGGTAATAGGCCAGCTGCCGGTACATCTCCCGCAGTTCGGCCTTCAACGTGACCGGAACATCGACGCCGCGACGTTTGAACGCCTCGATCTTCGACTTGACCTCACGCAGATTCTCAGCGACGAACCGCAGACGGATATCCTGACGGTTATGGATGCCGTTCATCGAATACAGGTCGGCGAGACGCTTCTGGAAATCGGAACCCTCAAGACGGGTCGCCTTCGTGACCGGACTCTTCTTCAGCTTCTCGATACGGTCGTCGATCTCGCCAAGCATCTTGACGGTACGCTTGTACTCGTCAAGGTCGAACCAGTTCCGGTTGTTCCGCTTCATGGCGGACACGTCGGACTCAAGCTCCTTGCGCACGCCACGATACGTGTCGATAAGGTTCTCGGCCTCACGCCGCGACTCCGCGAACTGCTCGCGGGCGATGGCCGTGGAGTCAACCGGACGGGACCACTCGTCCCTAGCCTTCTTCGACTCGCGGGACATCTCGGCCTGCTGCGCCTCGATCTCCTTCGCGAAACGCGACGACGCGGCCTGCTGGCCCTTGAACCAGTCGGCATACGTCTCCTGCTTCTGATGCAGTCCCAAAGCCGTGTCACGGGCCTTGGAGAAGTTCGACAGCGAATTGCCAGCGGTGACGATGCTCTCCTCAAGGGCACGCACCTGACGGGTCATCTTCGATACACGCTTCGCATCACCATCGGACGCGATGTCCACAAGCGACGACTGCGCCTTACGGAGCCTGCCAAGCTCCTTCTCCTGACCAGCGAGCGCCTTGTTGGTTGCCGTGGCCTGCTTCGCGGCTTCGCGTTCCTGTTTCCACAGATCGGATGTCGGGAGCTTCTGCGTCTTCATCTCAAGGCGTTGCGCGTCGAGGCGTTCGACTTCGCGGGTGGCCTTGGCGAGGTCGCCTTTCAGTCCGCGAATGTCGTTTCGGGTCTTGACGATTCGGTTGGACAGTTTCTCGAATTGGCGTATCTGCTCGTTGGAGAGGTGTTCGTTGCCTTTGATGAGTCCACGGACCTGCTGGTACAGGTCCATCTTCTTCTCGCGGTACTTATCGACGGTCTTGTCGAGGCTTGTCGCGAACGAAAGCTGTTCGGTTTTTTGGAGGGCCGACTTCTTGAAGAAGGATGTGTCGGCCATCTCGCGGCCTTTGGCGTCGAATGCCTTGACTGTCTGGTCGAGGTTCTTTTCGATCAGCTTCGAGTTCAACAGCCCGTTGCCACGGAGGGCCGTGTTGGTACGGGAATTGAACTCGGACAGGCCACGGCTCAATTTGGACGAATCGAAGTCCGGTTTGAGCGAGAGTCCGCGACGAAGGCGCTCCTCCTGCTGTTCGAACCGTTTCATCCACGGGTCGATGTTCTTCGTATTGGGTTTGAAATTGAACTGTATGGAGGCGTTCTTGCCGTTCCATTCGCGGTAGGCGCGTTCAAGCTGGGCGGTGTCCGGTTCGAATACCGCGTTCACGTCGAGGTCGTTTATGCCGCGTGCGGCCTCCTCGACTTGACGGCGGAAACCCTTCGTATCCGCAGTGACACGAACGACGACCGTACCGGCGCGATGCTCGCCAGCCATAGGCAACCCCCAGAAAGAAAAAAGGAAATAGAAAACCCCCACGGGAATGTGGGGGTTTGTTCAGAATCAGGTCATGTGGAACTTCGTGAACATGCGTTCGAAGTTCTCCGCTGTACCTTCGTTCTCCCGGCGAGGCGGCTCCTTGTCAGCGCCGGGAGGGAGCAATGGATGCGGTTTGGCATTCTTGCCCCCGTATTTGGCGGTAATCACCGCGTTCATCATGTTGCGAACGTCAACGGCGACCATCGTCTTCGAATCCCATCCAAGCCACGGCAGTACGGTCGGCTTGTCTGTCTTGGACTCATCGGACGCGGTTGGAGGCTCATCCTCCAATATCCGCGCCCTGTACAGGCTGTCTGGCATCGCCATCAGCCCCGCCGCGAGGCGTTCGGCGCGGGTGGGATTCAGCCTCGCGCCGGTTATGTCCAGACCATAGAAACGTTGGAAGTCGGAAGTCAGTTCGACCGGGTGGACGCGGACTTGCGCTTCGAAGCGAGCGATTTTCCCAGTTGGTCCGTGTAGAACATGAGAATCGCTTCGGTGAGCCAGAACAGTTCATCCAATCCGATGCCCGTAGTCCACTCGTCAACCTTGTCAGGCTTCACTGTCAGCGACTTGACCCAATCCAAAGCCGTGCCGACGAACTCCATGCGTTCGTCGATCTTCGCCTCGATGTCGTCCAGGGACTTGGCTTCGGGGCCGTTGATGTCGGCGTTGAGCGTGAAACCGGCCATGCTGGACAGTTTGCGTAGTTCGGCCGCCTCCTTGAACGAGAGACGTTCGGCGGGGGCCAGCTCCGGCAGAAGCGAGAACAGCGGCTCGTTCTCGCACATCTCCGCCCACGTCTCAGGGATGCGGAACTCGTCGGCTTCCGCAGCGGTGTTCTCTTCAACGGTCTTGTCAACCATGTTTTCTCCTATCTGAAAAGCGTTGAAAATCTCCTATCTTCCGTCAATGAAGAACGGGAAAAGACCGGAACCCCCGGATAGGAGAAACAGGGGTCCGGCGTCAATACGAAGACTGGAACAGTCCGAATCAGGACTGCTTCATCTTCGAAGCCTCGAAGAACACAATCGGCTTCTTGCCGGCGACGGACTCGACCTCGCCGGTCATGCCCTGCTCCACGAAATCATCGCCCGAGAAATCAGGACCACCATCGAAGGTCACGGAAACCTTGCGGAACAAAGCGCCGAAACGGATGTCCGAATCATCGTCGGCGGACTCCTGAGCCAACAGGAACAGGCTGAACGTCTGTGGCTTCTTGGTGATGTCCACACCAACGCCGTCATCCTCGTCGGTGCCGTTGTAGATCAGCTTCAGAGTGTCGCCATCCAACTGCAACGACTTCGCGGTGATGGTGCAGGTCGAATCGGCGTAAGTGGTGCGCAGGTTCTTACGTGCCCACGAATTATGCGTGGTCGCGTCGCCGCCGTCGAACGAGAACGAAATCTTGTTGTCGGCGGAAGTATGCCCCAGATTCTTCCAAGTGTTACCGCTACCACCAGCGCTCACTGGAATGGTGTCCGAGTTCAACTTGAACTCCTTAGCGCCGCCAGTCGGGAGAGCGGTTCCGACCGGAGCGTAGAACAAAGTGCCGTAAGTGGCAATCAGAGTCGCGTCATCATTAAACGCCATCTCATATCTCCTTATAAAAAAAGCCCCGCACGAGGCGAGGCTTGAAAACGAAAAACAGAAAACGGAAAATCATCCGGCGCGAAGCGAATCCTCCGCGCGGACGGTGAACGAGGAAGCGGAATACTGCTTCACCTTCTTGCCGGTGGCCTGCTTGCCGCCAGCGCTCTTGCCAAAACCGGGATTGCCCACAATCCGAATGACACGACCCGAATCGGTACGCCCGTAACGCGGCCATTGCATGATCTGCTGGTACACTTCCTGCGCCAAGCGGAAGGAACGGTCCGCATCGTTCGTGGCGACGATGATGTCGATGTCGCAATCCCACACGCCGGTCGAATGATTGCCGGTCGCCATGGTCGGCGCGTTCGTATGGAACAGCACGATGTTCGAGAACGACGCCCAAGTGTCCACATCGACATCGATCTCGTTGAGCACATGCACGTCGGGCCAGTCCGGGTTGCCGGTGAACCCAGCCGTGAGAAGCGTGTACACGAGAGAATCGAAATCGACCATCGGACGTTCCTGCGGGTAACGCTCGTAGTCGGGTTGAATCAACGGCATCAGACACCACCGTTCATACGGGCCGCGTCACGCATCACATGATGTCCCTCGACCCAACGGTGACGCTGCTCGTTCCAAGCGCCCCACTCGTGTTCGACGGCCACGTTCGACCCGTCACGACCCTCGACATCAAGACACACATCCGTGTCGATGCCGTGGTAGCGTTTCTCAAGACTCAAATCCTTGGCGACCGGAATACCCGGGTCACGGCCAACCGCACGCGCGGTCGCAAGCATCCTCGCATCCGCAAGCACCTCGTCGGCCTTCTCCGACGTGGCCTGCGGACCGAACCATTCAGCCACCTTCGTGCTCAGATCACGGTCAATGAAAACTCTTGCCATCGGCCTCACCCCACACATGGTCGTCAGGGTCCGGTTCAGGAGGCTTCGGACGCAACCCCACCGGAATCTGCGAATAGTCGGCGTTACGCCGGATATGCATCTCATAGTGGGGAACCTCGCCATGCTGACGGAACGTCGGAGCGCCGTCAACGTCATAGCAGTCGCCCTGATACCAGACCTCCGTATGGATATCGCCATGCCATTCCACGGCAACGACCTGAAACGGCGTGACCTCACGCAAACCACCCCAAGTCTGCGGCGACTTATCCTCGGCACCGGAAATCGAAAACATGCCAGCCTGCTGCTCGCGCCCCTCGACGGAACACCAGCACCAGTAAGCCTTCCCGGGAACATACGTCGTCCCATGCGGCCCACGACGGACCGTGTACAACACGACGATCACCTTGTCCCGATACAGAATCGAATCAGGCTTCACCCAAGGAACAATGACCTCTTCGTAAGGATGCTCCACAACGACATCGGAACCGGACTTATCGTAAGGATGACCCAAATCCCACGTTTCACGAGACATAGGCATCACATTCCATAAATACGGTTCACACCGACGCCAACAGTGCCGATAGGACCACGCCCGGACGCATAGCCATCCAGAATCTGCTTCTCCCTTTTCGACAGATACAGATTCGGCGACGCATCCTTGCCTGGCGGATTATCCTGCGGGTCGAAACGCGTGAACTGGTACGTTCCATTCGATTCGGTCTTGATATCCGAATAGCGGATGACACGCCACACCATAGAACAGATGACGAACTCGTAATCCTCAAGATCAAGGTCGCCGGACTTCAACCGTGGAACACAATTCGTGCTCGAAGTGGACGCGACGGTCTCCGCACGATGGCACATGTACGTGAGCCAAGCGTTCGGATACCGTTTCAACACGTCGGCGTCGGGAAGGCAATGAAGCTCCAAGCATTCCACCCAATCGACGGCATCGGTAACACCATTCGACATCAGTGAAACCCCCTAAGCTTCAAGAGGGCTACTCGCCCAGCACGTCCGCCTTGAAGGTCGAGACGGCCTCCTTCAGAATCGGAAGATAATTGCCGTTGACCCAGATGTCATAATTCAGCGGAGCCTGATGCGACAACATAGCGCCGATAAGACCATCGTTCACGCTCTTGTTGATCTCATACTCCGAGTTCTGGGCCTCGGCGGTAGGACCGGACAGGGTGGCACCCAACGACGAATCGTTGAACGACGGAAGCAGAATGAACGTCTTATCCGGGAACGCGGTGGAAACATCGGCATCCATATCGAAGGTGTTGTCGAGCTTCAAATCCTCGTAAGCCTCATCGACCAGAAGCACATCGGTGATGCCGGACTGCGCACGAAGCACATCCAGCACATCCTGACGGGTCAGCTTGGTCTTCGAATGCTCCAAATCCATGCCGGACACCTGAGTACGGAAGAACTCGTTGGTACGCATGGCATCGATAACCACACCGGTGGTGGCGACCGCGTGCGGCTTACGACCGTAAGCCTTGCGCATGATCTTCACCCAGGCTTCGATGTCGTCGCACGGGTTCGACTTGTCGTTATCCCAAGTGGTGGTAGGTTTCACATTCTGCTGGTTGCTCGGACGCTGGAACGAGTATGTCATATTGACGCCGTTCTCCTTGATGACCACCTTGCCGGTCACCAAGCACTGCAAACGCTCCAACTCCTCGGTCACACCAGCCTGCTGGCCCAAAGCCTCGAACTTCGCCTCGGCCTGATCGTGGATATATGCGGTATCGTCCTGATGCTTGGCGACATCACGCTCGGAAATATGGTCCATACCGGACAACGGCAACAGGCCGGCATGAATCTCGGCGGTCGAGGTCTCGGACTTGGTGTGCCCGATCTCGGCATCCAACGCACGATGCTTCATCGCACGGGTCTTCGACTTCGGAATGACCGGGGTCCAAGAAGCGGTCCAATCACCACCATTGGAAGTGACCGGGAAAATATTCGACAACGGCAGGATGCCGTTCACGTAATCATGTCCCGCCTGAGCGACCTCGGTCGCCTCGGACGGCGGGATGATGGTCTTGTCAATAGCCAAGAAAAACTCCTTAGATACGCAAAAACCCACCGCGATGGGTGGGTTTCACAAAATTTTTAGAGGTTAAGTGACCGTCAATCAGGAAATCGTGATGTTCACGGTCTGTCCGTTGGACAAAGTGGCCTTGCCAGCGGTGATGGCCTTGGACGACGGGTCCTGAGTCAATTCGATCTTGGTGATGGTCGCACCATCCTTGCCAGCCGGACCCGGAGTGCCAGCCGCGCCGGCCGAAGCGGACAACGGCTTCACAACGTCATCCTCAACGTCGTAGAACTCGCCGCCCCACACGGCACCAGACTCCGGCTTCACCGGAAGATTCGAGGCCACGATGTCGCCACGATAGGTCATGCCGACAGTCGGGTCGTCCAAATCCCAACCGGACAGGTTGATGTTCACGGACACCATGGATTCAAGCAGACCGGCGATCTTGGTCTGACGGCCATCAGTGGCCTGCTTGTCATACGGACCATACGAGCCGACGTTCGCGCCGGAAGTGATCTTCGCCAGCGGAATACCGGAACGAATGTAAACGGTCGTGGCCTTCGGACCCACACCGGTCAGATACTTGTTGTCTGCGGTCTTGAACAATTCAGGCACGATGGTGACGGACACCGAATCATTGGTGTTCTTCTCGCCATAACGCCAGGAATTGTCCTCCTCAACGGTGACGATACCGGAGGAATGAACCATCTCTTGAGTCATACGCTCAATCCTTTCAAAGAATCAGTAGGAAACTACTTGCTGCGCTTACGTGCCTTCTGACGTTCCATCACACGCTTGTAAGCGTCGCCCGGCTGACGTTTCGGATGCGAGGTGCCGGACGGGAACTCGGCCTGCATGGCTACCTTGCGTGCCAAAGCATCCTCAGTCTGCTGCGGTTTCCTCTCCACCTTGGAAGTGTCAATCGGGTTGTACGCCGCATACTTCTCAGCCCACGACGCGATGGCCTCCGGCTCCGTTGCGGGGCAGAGGTCGGAAAGAACGGCGTCCGTGATCTGCGGATACTTGGCCTTGGCCTCAAGACGCGCAATCTGCGTCTTCGCGGCCTTAAGCTCCGCATCAGCGGACTGGAAAGCCTTATAGTTGGCCGAAGCACGGTCTTCGTTCTTACGGCTCATAGCCTTCCATTTGGCAAGCTCGTCATCATCGGACGGCTTGGAAGAATCATCGGAACCCTTATCATCAGCCGGAGCGTCATGCTCGACGGCGGGTTCGTCAACCGGAGTGGTCTGAGCATCCTTCACGGAATCCTCGACCGTTCCGGCCTGCCCAACAGTCTTGTCCTTTTCGGATTCGACTTCATTATCCTGAGAGGCCATAAGACCCAATCTCCTTAATACTTAAGCGGCCAGTCCCAAAAAACCGCGAGAATAAGCCAACAGGCTCCGCACATACCGCCAAGCCTGTTTAGTGTGGACTGTCTTTTTGAACTCATATGAACGCCCATCGAAACGGAATCGAACCGAATCCTTATCCCCGTCCAACAACTCCTTGTACCGGGAATTGAACTCGGTCGCACGAGCGCACATACGCTCCATCTGGGCGCGGGTCATCCTCATGTCGGGCAAACGCCATTCCGGCGCATTCGAGTTCACCGGAGCATCCTTGCGAAGAAGCACAGGCCCAAGCTCGCTATTATTGACGACCTTCACACGAAGCTTCGTCAAATCCGTCGCGCTCGTGGAATAATCACGGCCAGCCGTTTTGCCAGCGGCCTTGTAAATCGTCATCAGATCATCCGAGTTCAATTTCAACCCGGGGTCGTTCGAACCGACGATTGGAGCCACCGTACACTTGCAACGATTGTGCATGGGCATCAAATCAGCCCTCGTGAACGTGTTCGTGGCGGCTACGACGCACAGGCCACAGGAACCCGTCTTCGACAATTCAGGATGGATGACACGCCTGTAACGTTCGACACCGGAACTCCTGTAACGCGACTGGATGGCACGATTCTGCGTCACATACCCGTCAGTGACCGCATTGTTCTCCAACTGGATTTTCGCGGACATCAGCCAAGCCTTCACATGGTTGGCGGCGGACTGGTCGGCATCCTTCAGAATCTCATCCCACGTCGCCGGTCGAATCCCAGGATTCTTCACAGCCTGAGTACGATACTCGTCCGCGACCCTCATGGCGACCTGCCACGGGTCCGTATTCGCACGGACGACCTCATATTGGGGAATCTCACCCAAACCGTTCACACCGGCCAAACGAAGCATCGTATCCGCATACGAGATGCCCTGCTGGCGCATCGCCTTCACGAACGCGATATGCTGCTGCGTCACATAAGCCGCAGCGCCCTCGGCCACCGCATCATTCCACCAGTCTGAAGGAGTCAGGCTACGCCACATGTTCCAAGCCCTGCGGACGAACTCGTCAACCAGCTTCAACCGCTGGTCATCCAACGCCTGAACGGCAACCAACGCGCTATCGGCCATCAGACCCCCATAACGTCGGACGAATCATCCGACGACGACCCATCGGACGACATCGAATCCGATCCAGAGCCGGTGGAGAACGAATCCAAACCGGACCCGTCACCCAGATACGAATCATTCATCGTCGCATCCGTCTGCTTCGCCGACGAATCCAAAGCCGCGTTCTGCCGCGCCATGGCATTCAGGAAACTCGTATCCTGGGCATCCTGAATCATCTCCGCGATCTCCGTCTCGGTCATATGCAGATAACGGCGGGCGATGGTCTTCAACGGAAGAACACCCTTCACCTGAGCCGCCGCCTGACACTGCTCCAACTCGGACGGAAGCTCCAACGGCTCCCAAGTCGTCTCGAAACGCTCCTCCGAAGCATTACTGCCGGAAGCGGTCAACGCCATCTTCAACAGAAGCACGAAAGCGTCATTGGCCCTCATGTTCATGTCGCGGACCTTCAACCGCAGCATACGGGTCGTCAGCTTCGCACCCTCGGCGGAACCAGCCACATCAGGAGAAAGAATCGACAACGGAGTGCCAGTGGCACCTGCCAGAAGCTTCACATCGGACGCGGCCGCATTCACAATCGGCGTGATATCCGTAATGGACGATTCGCCAATCTTCGCATCGGCGGGAAGCAGCCACAACGCGGCAGGCCCCATCTCGAACAGTTCCGAATAGTCGATCTTGTCACCGGCCTGAGCCTTACCGGCCTTGACCGCAGGGTCGCCCTTCTGGTAATACTCAGGCATGTCGCCCGACACCCAACGCTGCTTGAACGCCTGCATCTCCTGAATGCAGAACCGTTGAAAACGCTGCTGGTCGATAGACCTCAACGTCTTCAAGGAAGCCTCGAACTGGCCCTTGCCGTTAGGAGTGGTCAACTGCACGATAGGAAGACACCCGCAATCAAGGGCGAACTTCCAATCATCGCCGGAAGACTGGCCCTCCCACTCGAACTGCGCCTCAAACTCCGGGCGCTTCTTCGAATCGTCGTTGGCAAGGTCATACACGGTATCCTCGTCATCGACCGAATCGGAAGGCAACGTGCGCGACTTGACCTCATGCTTCGCGGTACGCGAATAGACGCTCTGAATCTCACCGTCATCATTACGGACGATGCGATACAACGTCAACCGTTCGATCTGCTCTTCCTCGGACCACCCATACACCACAGCCGAATCCTTGTCGTCGGACACAACCGTGCTCCACGGACTCAACCGTTGGATATACGAAGGATTCTCCCTGCCGAGAACCATCGCATACGCGGCACCATAAATCGCCGCATCCATGAACATGTTCAACGAACGGACATCCATGCCGCACTTATCCCACATGTCATCCGCATCCGTGCTCCGCATCGTCTTATCGGCGACAAGACGAAAACCGGTAGGATGCTGCGACGTGATTACCGCATCCGCAATCGTATGAGCCAGATTCAACGGGCAGATATCCACAAAACGCCTATACACGGCACTGGCCGTAGTGGTCGCCGCCTTCGGTACGGACTGCAACGGAACAGTCTCACGACCGTCATAAAACGTCTTCAACACACACAGGTCAGGAATACGATTCTGCAAACGCGTCGCAAGACGCGTCAACGCCAGACCATCACCATCAGGCTCGTCATCACCAGTAACAAGACTCTGCATATTAGAAGATGTGGAAGCCATACGAACACCCCAAAATCACCAGACCCGCTGCGGCATCACCCGCTGCGGACCATCCTCCTCGAACTGGCCCAAATACTTCTCACGCGCCGCATAAGCCAAAACGCCAGCCATGCACGCATCAATCTTGTGCGGACTCTTAGGCGTCTCCTTATGAATCTGATAACCCCAACTCTTCTCACGCCGCTTCGCGTTACGGAAATGCGACACAAGACGCGGGTCGGCACACAAAAGAATATTATTCGGGTCAGGCTCCCCTTCCTCGACAGGCTCGGGAGCATACTCAAACGACGAATGAGCGCACTGCAACGCACGATACATATCCTGCGACCAGTTATTCGTCCAAAACTTCATCATCGAAGACTGACCACGGGCATATACCTTCATGCCACGCCCATACTCAGCCTCCCAGCCGCCAATCATCGACTCGAAGAAATGCGCATCAGCGAAACAGCCGATGACATTGTAATTCTCGAACATACGACGCACGGCGGCATCGAAACCATCACGGTCAACACGCCAATCAGGGTCCGCATTATCAGGCCGCTGCTGCAACTTGATAAGAAACAGCAAACCATCGGACACGCGACAACCAACCAACGCGGTCGAATCATTACGAATCGAACCATCGAACCCAAGCGTGATCTCCTCATCCTCGTCAATGAAATCCTTCCAGACCCCATCCAAACGAGACGACGAGCCGACAGCACGGCCATACAAATCCCTGTAAGCCAAATGCGACTGGATCGCAGGCTCCGTAAGCCACGAATCCTCACTCGACGCACGAGAGTTCAAATAATAACGAATCGAATCATTCGGGTCAGAATCAGGCTGGTAAATCTGCCCCATCAGACCATGAATGTCAACCCAACCATCCTTCGATGGCCCCGGCTCGACACCATCATCACGAAGCGAGAACCCCTCAACCGAATAACCATCGGCATCAACGGCCTCGATACGCCCATCAGGAAGAATGATGTAATCCTTACCATCATCCGAATGGGCGGCAGAACCATACGACTCATACAACGCGTGCTCAAGCTTCTTCTCATCAGGAAAATCCTCGATAGGAAGCGTCGAATACCGATAGTCGAAATACAAGCCCTTATAATGCTTGGAACGGCCAGCCTGAATATCCTCCGCGATCTTCAACGTGTTCTCCGCCACACTGTTCTGACCCGGACGGAAATACGTCGTCATCTCCAACACCCAAGGGTCGGCATCCAACGAACGCTTCGGAAGATTACGCTGAACCGTCTTATACATCGAATGATGCTTCGGCAGCGTATACAGATGCACCTCATCCATCAACGCGAAAGTCTCAAGACCACCATCCTTCGACGCATCACCGGAAGTCGTGGGAATAATCTCCCCACCCTCCGGCAAGCCGATACGGGTCTTCGTGACCTCCATGCCGAAACCCTGCAACTGGGCCAACGGGCCGGAAGTGCAGTTATAGTAAATCGAATCGAAGATATTGCCCGACTGGTCCTCGGACGTAGCCAAACACAGAATCTCAGGACGCTGGACAGGACGGCCAACAGGCTCACCCGGCAGATAATAGTAAGTCTGACCAAGAAACGTATACGTCTCACCCGGCTTAGCCCAATGGTCGAAACGACACGGGCCAAAAGCCTCGAACAAGGCCAGATCATTACCCAAGCCACTCTTGTTGCAACCCTTCGGACGCCACAAGCTCACACGATTGAACCTGCGCCGACCATCCGGCTTCAACGCATAGGCGTTCAAATAGAACTGGATATACTCAGGACTATGAGTGACAGGCTTACCGGTCGCACCACCGCGACCTATGAGACTGAACGTCTCAACCCACCACAACGCCAAACGTCCAAGACTCCTACGCCTATCCTCATAAGTCAGGTTAGGAATCATCAAATGCATGTCAGCCAGCCGCCTCGATCTTGCGACGCCAAGCATCGATATCTTGAATCACAGCATGATTCGAACCATCCGAAGCGGCATGGTCGTCAGCCTCCGGCACATCGAACTTCAACGCACGCATCGAAGCCGGAGTCCAACCCAACTCGTCAAACAACTGACGCACGACCGGCATCAACGTCGCATAACGACGAGTCGAAAGCATCTCATTGATCGTCGCGAAACCCAACTGGACAGCCATCCAGGAAGGAGCCGAACGCAACATCGAAGCATTCGGACTACGCCGATACTCCTCATACCAATGAGCAACCAACGGCAACCACTCCCCACCCTTGGGGAAAATCTGGTTAGCCGGAGGCAAATCAGGCCCCAACTTCCCATCAGGAATCTCCAAAACCTGATTACCGGAATCACTTGTCTTCCTGCCCATAACATCACTCCCCGCAAAGCCCCATTACGGGACGACAAGCGCGAAGCCCGTTACGGCACTACGCGCACCTGCGATGAACGACAATCCGATTAGCCAACGAGTTTTCACCACCCTGCTCCAACGGCACACGCCAAGCGCCAACCGGAAAATCATCACTCAAAACATCAACCGACCGGTCAAGCGGCAACCCACAAACCGGACACGTATGAGAACACGCGTTCCACTCGTCCTCGGCAGTCCAAAAACCAGTAGGAACACTCCCCCGCCGCCCGACACGGGCATTCGACCGAGGCTCCCACAACACCGACTTCAACGGCTGCGGAGTACGATTAGGAGCCGCACCTTCAGCCTTCAAACGCTGGAAACGCTTACGACAACGAGCCGAACAAAAAGCCTTGTCCCGACGCTCAGTCTCAAAAAAAGAGCCACACGCCAGACACGCACGACTCATACGACGCTTACGGGCACCACTGCCACTACGCCGCCAACGATCATAATGAGACCTACACATCCCATGAGCATGAACAGGCCCATCACACCCATTCACACTGCACTCACCCTCAGCTAACCGAACGCGGGATGCCTGTACCAACGAGCCTCCTCACGCTCAACCCTCTTCCTTCGCCGCGCGTCAGCCGACTCCAAACCAGTCTTATAAGAATGATGGGCACGACAAAGAACCTGAAGATTATCCCAAGAATCATCATCAGGCTGACCATCCTCGGCACGAATGATATGATCGACCTCATTCGCATGAGCGCCACACGGACGCAACACGCCATCATCACCGATCACCGGATACTGGCAACGCCACCCGTAATAGTCCAACACCTCACGACGCGTCCGCTCCCAACCAGGATTGAACCGTTCCTTACGATGCGACTTATTCCAATCGTTGGTCATCACCACTCCTCAGTGCTTCAGGAGGGAGTCGAACCCTCACGTCACAAGACAACGCATTTTGAGTGCGCCGCGTCTACCATTCCGCCACCAAAGCAAAAGAACAGGCAACCCCCATGCCACACTCACCACAAAACATGGGGATTGTCCGTCATCTAACCCAAATCGCCAAAAGGAAATCCAATGGCAAAAAATGGCTTTTTACCGCCAGCCACGGCGCGCGGATGCTGAGGGAGTCGAACCCCGGACCGTTCCCGGTCGCCACCTTAGCGAGGTGGTGCAATAAGCCACTCTGCCAAGCATCCAAAAGCAAGAGCCGCCGCAACGACTCAGGAGACTGTTCCCGCAAATTAGGCGGGTCAGCTAAAACTAGAGCCGCCACAAGACGACTCCGAAGACCTCTCCCACAACCTGTGGGTAGGCTGAGCACAGCATGTTGGACTCGAACCAACATCGACGGTTTTGGAGACCGTCATGCTATCCAGTTGCACCAATGCCATATGCGAGGATGGTCACACCCATGAAGCATGACCATCCCCGCCAAGTCGCCGTTACGGAAGCGTCCGCCGCTTTCATCTCCAGACAAGCCAACACCAGCGGTAGGCACTTGCCCTCGGGGGTAGTACTACTTCCCCAACGCGGAATGTGAAGGATTCGAACCTCCGGCACTTCACAGTGCGACTGCTTTCGGGACAGTTGCATTAAACCACTCTGCCAACATTCCAAACCCAACTTAGTTATTGTCCAAGTTGGCATGACAGCGGCATGGTGGACTGGCTTTTACCACCAACGGCAAGGAACGTGTATGTATATATGCACCCGTTTGGCCGTGCCTCCCCTTCGGTCATCAACCACCTGATTAAGGCAGGGAGCCTCTTATCCCCCACATGTTCCAGCGGGGATATTCGAGCAATACCATCGGTCACACAGGCAGCTACCCCCATGAAACCTAGAGCAAACCTCGGGAATCGAACCCGACAACCAAAAGGCTGTGCCAACAGGATTGCAAGTCAGCCCCAAAAAAAAACAAATAGCGCAGCCATATAGGCGACACCGGATGGGACCGGCACAAGAAACGAGGATGGACGCAATCTCACGGACAATCCAAAAACACACACTATATTCCGGGATTCATCCACCCTCAAAGGGTCCCCAGCCGGATTCGAACCGGCATCTCACCACGCATGGTCAAGAAAAGCCAGAAACCCATGCGCGACTAACACTCCCACAAGAGCGATAGGAACCATGTGCGAGATCAAACGGCGGTACCAACAAGCCTCTCGCATTGGACTTGAAACCGAATCGCACCTTACCTAGGAAGATGCCATCTGCGGACAGTGAGAGATTCGAACTCCCGGACCCGTTAGAGTCGGTCGCTTTCGAGGCGACTACCTTAAACCAGACTCAGCCAACTGCCCCTAGCGGTGCTCCTTATGAACACAAACGTCCCAACGGTCGGAATCCTTAACCAAGAGACAAGGAGCACCACCGAACCGCTTGCCGGAACGACACCCACAAGGACGCCACACGTCCTCCAAAATTCATTCCGACATGCGACAGCATACTCACCCCCAACGTTGCATCAACGTTGCAATGAAAACGGCGTAGAATACGGCGTGTCGCGTGGTATGCTGAAGACGATTTCAATGTGAACCCAACATCGTCGTTGTCATGTCACGTTTCATGCGCGGACTTTTTCAGACGGCGCGCACTATTTCTACCATTGACCCGACGGCCCTGACCCGCTCCCCCGGAGGCCCCTCCCCCAGCCCCGGTTAGAACGTTCGTTCGATGGTACAAATGTTCGTTCGTACAGTTGTACGTATGCGCGTCATTGTGTCGTATTCCTTATTATTTATATCTATCTTGCTCAATATTTTTTGTCCGTATTTTGGTATCTTGCTTGACTTTATTTTTCCTTGTGCTACTCAAACTCTTTTTTCATTTCATTTACCCCCTACCCATGTTGCGACACGCCGATAGAACGGCGCTGTTTCAACGTTTCGCCGTGGTCTATTTTCTTGGTTTGATTATATCCAGCTGGGTATATATACTGGAGCCATCAACCGGTTAGGCAGTCAGCCCAGCAAGGTCGGCACGGTATCCACACCACGCCACTTGCACCCGGCTGTAGCGACCGGCAGATGAAGCCGTGGCGGTTAGGTGCCTAGGCACCGCATAGCCTGACCTGAGACGGTCAGGTGGTACGCAGTTAATGCGCGTACTACGAATCCGCCATGAGTGGAACGTTGGGCACTGTGCTGAGGTGCAGTGTCCAGTCTGTGAGCGTTGCGAGTGTTTGACAAATGAATAGTGTTACCGAAGGTCGGTAGTTTGAGCTTCACCCCCTTTCTTTGGGAGGGGGTTAGGTGGCGGCGTTTTTCGGGGTGTGTGCATAATGTCCACTATGTGGGCGTGGTTGGTAGTGCCAATTTTGCCTAGGCAGTGTACGTGAACTTGATTGACAATGTAGAGCGCGAGAACTCGTAAGGGGGTACCGCCGACGTTTGGCGTAGTGTGAGAGACTACCGCCAATGAGGATAGGCCAATAGATAGGTGGCAATGCCTATGTTTTCCATGCGTGAGCATGGTTGGCGGCATAGGTTGTAAACCACGGCATAACGGGTTACGAGGGTAGACATACCTAGCGCCCCGTCAATTGCTTTATGGGCGGTTGGTCACGAACGTAGTTCGGGGACTATGCGGACAATAAAAGTCTATAGGGGGTGCGTATGCGCCTCTGCGCCACTTTGCGGGTGGTGTTAGCCAAAAAAACAAATCTTCACGGGCGTAATCCGCAAGGGTTGCGCCCTCTCGCCACCGTTTAGACCTTGATGGGGTGCGATTCCTCATGGTGGCACGTAATCAACCAAACCAAACACTAGACCTTAAGGGGGTTTATCATGATTGAAACCAACAATCTCATTGCATGTGTGGATATCGCCCACACGTTGGAATACATCAACGCCAAACATAAGAGGGATAGCGATGGTATCGCCATCAGCCCGGACGCGCGCATAACAATCAAGGGCATGAATAAGATGAGCCAATCGGCGCGTCATGCTTACACGGCATTGCTCACCATGATTGAGGGCAACGTGAGGAGCTTATGCGATAACGAATTGTTCTTCCCCGAAGGCGAGAGGAAAAAGCAGATCACAATCTACCGTATTAGGGTCACTGATGGCGTTGGAGTCAACATATCCGGCATTTCGCCGAACGGGCACGGCTTCCGCGCGACGGCAAAGTTTGAATATGATTCCATCGTGGCAAACGATAATCCTATTGCGGCGCGGTTGAATGTGAGGGACAACCAAACTCGCGTCGATATATCTGGTATCACTCTTGTATGACATGAGTGATTACACAAATGTAACCAACAAACAAGCGGAGGTTAAAAAATGACTGTCAAAATCGTAAAAGTTCGGAGCCTGACCACGTTGCCGGGCGCATACAGCAATACCGTTGACGACGGGTATTGCCGGTACGTGACGGTTGACGGCAAACGTGTGGGCGACGTGGTGAAATTTAAGCCCGATTGGGGCGGGAGCTACGTTTTTAACGAAGAATGGCACGACGGAAAACGTGGCGTGCAAATCAAGGCGCGCACATTGGCTGACCTTAAAAGGAAAATTGCCAACCACTATCAAAATTAATGTAACCAACTAACAAAAAGGGAGTATTGAAATGACCACTGATGAAATGTATGACGTTCTGCTGGAAACGCTGGGGGCCAAGGATTTTCTAAATGAATTGGTTAAAGCCCTGAGCAGCGACGAACAGCGGGAGAACTTCGAGTTTATCGCGCGTATGCACGATATCGAGCTGGATGATTCTGAAAGCGAGGACTGAAATGGATATCAAGGATATCGAGAGCGGAACTAGCCACATTGCCAATGAGGTATTGCTATTGCTGTGCAATGACAGAAAATGGCATGACTCATGGGTGGATTATGTGGCCTTTATCAAGACCAGTGATTTTTACGACAGGTGGCCGCATAAGGCCGTTGATCTGATGGCGGTTGACCTGTTCTACAGAATGCATGACGCTGGGGCGCTTGATGGACTGGGCGAGGATGCCATACTAGCCGACCATTTTTATGCGGCGGGTAGAGCTGTCATTCACACCGTTCGTGATGCCGTCAATGATGGACGGTTGCCGTTCTGACTTGTAGCCCTCTGTGGGCTATGGCGCGGCTTAGTGGTTTCTGTGGGGTGCGATTCCTCACCCGCGCACTGTGCCGTCGTATGGCAGCTAATCAACATTCTCTATCTCTATGAAAGTGGGTAATCATGTCTGGGTTTAATTCCGTTGATGATTTTTACGACGTCATGGCGGGGCGTCATGGTTTGCACGAGTCCGAACGGGGCGGCGGCACGTTGGAGTTGTATTCATTCAATGGCGCTGAGTTTCCGGACGGTTTGGACGGTTCCAGTCTTGACGTTGTCACAGCGCCGTCGCCTGAGCTTCTTGCGTACATGCGTGGGAATGATAGTCCGGTGCCGCCGTCCGGATACAGGGATATGGCCGACGAAATTAAGGGCATATGGGACGTGTACAACCACGGTTCCGCCGAAGCCGACTGGGGACGGCTGGCCGACTTGTATGACGCGCACAATCTAAGCCTGAGTGTCATTGCCGATTACGAGTTCATGGATTGGCCTGAGACGTTAGGCGACATACTGAACGGCAAAGGGTCGGATTGCTGGAATCTCGACGGTATGACGTGGCACCTGTATAGCCATGGGGAATGCACTGTCGATGATTCTCTGGGCGCATGGCCCAGCGTTGACGACTTGCTGGAATGCATGTCTTCCGATGACGTTGAGACGTGCGCCTATGCGCAGCAGTTTGTCGAATGCATGGATTCGGGCGACTATGTGGCCGCGTGCAGGGCGCTTAAGGCTCTCGACTTGGAGCTGTGGTATACAGACCTGTTTCTTACGTTGTCTCGCTGAAAATCAACCTATTCATCTGAAAGTGAGGGAAATCTAATGTATGTGCATGAGATTCGCAAGGATACGGCTGAGGATGCCGACTTGTACGAGGAACTGCGTGACGTGTGGGACGGTGTCGGCTACACTGGTCTGCCGTCGTTCGATAGCGTGCTGCCGGACATTCTGGAATGGGTGCGGTGTATCCGCGTGGCCGACACGGTATTCAACGAGTACACGTATCAGGTTTCGCGGCTGCTGTACTTCGATAGCGCGCTGGACGAAAGCAATATTGAGACTGCCGTGCGGTGGCTGTCCGACTACGGTTATGTGTCGCGCGCGTTCTGCGGTGTCGGCTATGCGATTGAGTTGACGGACGGGCATGGCGGACTGTCGGATCAGGCCGTCGTCCAATATGCGATAGACATGATTATCAAGGATGGGCGCTACTACCCGGTGTTGGATGAATCCGATTACGAGCGGCGTGAGGCCGCGTGGCTGCGGGATTACTTCGATGGCGAGGTGTCTGACGTCATGTTGGGTGGAGCTGACCGTGATGCCGTGTTTGAGGCGTGGCGGGATGATGCTGACCCGGTGTCGGGCGACATGTATCTCGACATGGAAAAGCTTCCTGGCTATATCGAGACCGCTAAGGGAGGTAAGCGGAATGCGTAAGGGTGTGAAGCTGGCTGGACTGCTGGCCGTGGGCGTGGCGGCGTTCGTCGTGGCGTGTTCGCCGGTGTGCAATCCCGTACCGGTGGCCGACCCTCATGGGACGCCTGAACAGCAATGGAATTGGTGGCGTGAGACGTATGCGACGGCTGACTATGGTCAGGCCGACTTGGCTGGCTACACGTCGCTGTCGGATATCCCCCAGTGCGGCATGGAAGACGGTAGTACGGCTGGCGGCTACGAGCGCATATGCGAGTGGCGTGCCGTGTCCGTTGGCAATCGCATGGGCGAGTCTTACGTGCTGGTTGACGGCGGCAAGGTGCTGTCGTGGGGCGGCATAGGGAAATGAAAGTGCCGGTCTCAGGTGGGACTGCGACCGGCCATGCAATCAATATTCACTCCTAATTGCAAAGGAAAGTATATCATGTCGTTTTCATTGTTGGGTGGCAAAAGGTTTGAGTTGTGTCCTGAATATGATTCGGCCAAGTCGTTCTATGGCAAGGCTTATGTCACATTCATGGTTGACGATTCCGGCGCTAGCATGATTTTGACGTCATATGAGACGCCGATTGTGTCCCTGTATATCACTTCCAAGGGTAAGGTCGGAGGTTTCTTCTGGATTCATCGACATCCGGCTGACTTGTCTAACACGACGTGGCGTCATATCCGTGAGTTCTTCAAGCAGGCTGGACTTAAGGCCGATAGCAAGGCTCAATGCTTGCGCGATTACGCGCGTGAGGTTGACTGACATGACGTGCCTGTGGACTGCGGAATATGTTGGCGGCGCCCTCAAAATGCGGCGGCACGGATCTCAGGCTGACGCCGAAGCGTATAAGGCCGAGGTCGATGATGCCGCCGTGTCCGGTGGCGTGCTTGTCTCCTGTGAGGTCGTGGATGGCGGTACGGCGCGGCAGCGCATGGTGAACCGTCTGGAACGCGATGGCGTCGGCATGAGGTCTCGTCTCATGCGGCTGAGCATGAAGAATCTTGCGGAACTCACTGACGAGTTCTGCTGCTGATTGAAAGGAAAGAATGATGATTACCGTCGAAGAGTTGAAGGCCATGCCGTTGGATGAGCCGATCGGCGAGGATGTCGTGAATGACATCGAAGTCATGGCGAACACCGGTTTGAGCCATTTCATCAAGAAGAGTTTCGAACCTTGCGAGGGTGTCTACCGTATCGATGATTTCGGCGACTACGTGCCTTATGAGGATTGGCGGAAGTTCTGGTCCGCGTTTCCCGAATGGTGCGAGTGGGTGTTCTTTCTGCACGACAATGCGCATTCCGATGACTATTGGAATTTCACCACGGAAGTATTGGGCGGGCTGACTCCCATTGAAATCGGTGAGCAATACGACGCTTCCTCTGATTACGACATTGACTTCGTGTTCTACACGGAGGCCGACGATGAGGGGCATGTGTGATGGACGCCCATGATTCCGACGTGTGCGCGAATGTGGTCGGCAAGTCGTTGGAGGCCGTCAGATTGCTGTCGAATCTTGGGAGCGGGAACGCTCCCGATTCCGCTTACGTGCTGGCCGCTTACGACCGGTTGACGACGGCGGCGTACCTGTTGCATCAGATTATCCCTTGGACCAAGGAGGAAAAACAGTGAGCAAACATGGCTTCTTCTCCCCTATCGCCGAATACGATGGGTTCGATTATGCGTCCGGCAGGTCGTTCTGGCGTCGTCGTTCGTTGCCGTCGCTCCTGTGCGAGTGGCTTGGCGAATGGTTCCGTGGCGTGAGGGCGGCTCGCATGGGCTATTCGACCTGGCTGTACGTCCAGTGTTCCGGTGGCTGCATGATTCCAGTGGACATGCTGAACTGGGATACTGATTGGGTTGACTGAGCGTCGGCGGCGTGGCTTCGCCGCCGATGATATGGTGTCCTTAAGTCTGGAAGGAGCCATCATGGGGTTGCGTGATCTGCGCGAGCGTAACGGTTTGACGTTGCAGCAGTTGGATTCGCTTACTGGCGTGGATTTCACGCGCCTGTGGGTGTATGAGAACCATGCGGACGAGGCGCGAAACATGGATGTGGGTACGGCTGCGAAGCTGGCGCAGGCGGTGCATTGCAACGTGTTGGACCTGTATCCAGATGAGCATGTGTGGCGTGGCGGCGTGTCCGCTGGCGTCGTCGGATTGAAGAACATTCGCAAGGCACGCAGATTGACGCAGGTGGAGCTGGCCGGATTGAGCGGCATCGCACGTCCATCCATCTCCCGTTTTGAGACGAACGGTCGTCCTGTTTCGCAAATGTATTTGCGGACGGCGTTACGATTGTCTGAGGCGTTGCAATGCGACCCTGTGGATTTTCTTACGGAAGGATACTGAAATGGGCATGAGGGAACTCAGACTGAAGCGCGGCATGACGCAACAACAGCTCGCCGACAAGGCAGGGTTGAGCCAGTCACGTGTTGGCGCGTTCGAGACCGGACAACGTAATGTCGGTGGGATGAGTCTCAATGTCGCCGTGCGTATCTGCGACGCGTTGCATGTCAAGAATCCTCGCAAACTTTTGGAAGATGATTCTGATTCTGAATCTTCTGCGGATTCTAAGTGACCCGCTAGGGCTGGCATGTGTCTTTATGGCTATGCCCGCTCACGAATGAGTTGAGCCGGATAGTTGCAGCTATCCGGCTCGATTGCTCAGTAATTATTACCAATCTAACTAACTAGAGCCCTCTCATTTTAGCAAGGGGGCTGGAATGGAGTATCTGAAATGATTAGGCTTATTGACAACAGCAAGGCAGTGGAAATCTCTATCCGCGAGTGGGACGAGGAAAACACGCAGTACGGCCCCGACTGGTCGGCTGACTTCTTCGAGGTCGGCGGGTTGAAGACCGTTGATGACCCAGAGTTTGCTTACATTGTGGAGGACGTCGATTACTGCATTGAGCAGGCGAACGACATGGTGGCCGGTGTCGGTGACTTCGCAGAAGACGGCCCGCAGCCGAATCAGGTTGTTGATGTGACGGAACTCGACCGGAGCGCGTACCTAATCTGTGAAATTGATCTTTATCAGCTTTCGAGTGAGATCTACAATCACGGGTTGAACGTCAAGGATACGGAAATCATATCCGGCATGTGTCCCGAGGACACTATCAAGGTGGTTTTCATGGATGGTTCGGCATGCTGTGTGGGTATCGACCCTAATTTCCCTCTTTGCGTCAACTTCTCGTATTATGCGGATGAAAGCTGTCGTGATGGTGAGCTTTCGACGAGTTGCCATGATTTCGAGGGCGAGTTGGATTATCTCACCGGTGTGAAGGACATTTGCGGCGGATTGCGCTAGTCGCGTCTGCCGGTTTTGATTGTTTGGTTTCAGGGCGTGGCGATTGTGCCGCGCCCTTTGTTTTCAACGTTTTCTTTTTAAGGGGTTTGAAATGTCTAATAAGGTTAACGGTTTATGGGCCGTCAATTCTGATGGTGTTTTCATGTTTTTCAATTCCGTTGACAGTCCGAGCGTATGGCGTTTCGTCATGTCGGGTGACGTCGAGTCGTGGCGTATGGTTCCTGGTGTCGTCAATGCTCAGGCGGTGCGTGGTGTTGCCGCCGTGTATCGTGCCGAGGGTGGCGTATGGCTTGACCCTAACGGGGCGGATTATGCTCAGGCCGTTCGTGAGATCGGTGACGTGCCGTCAATCGTGGAACGTGGCGGATTGATTGCGTCCGATGATTGCGGGGATTATACGGTTCATGGCGTGAGTCTTCCTGATGTTGACCGTGAGCGTGGCTGGGTGTTGTCGTGGGAGCATGGCGGCATGGTTGTGTCTCGTGACGTTTCGTTTCTGACTCCGGTTGAGCAAGATCATCCTGAGATGTGCGAGACGTATGATGATCTGCCTGTTGTCGAACCGGTGGCACCTGTCGCACAGTCGATTGAGGCTGTCGAACCGGAGCCGGTTACGGCTGAGATTCCCGAGATTCCGCCGCAGACTGAGCCTCATGAGGTGGTTGCCACTTCCAGCGCGGTCATAGTGCGCAAGGTGGTGATTCCTGGCGGTAAGTCGGTCAAGGAACTAGCCGACATGTTCGGCGCTTACGCGCATAAGCCTCGTGGTTTCCGTGATTCCACGGGCCGTCGTGTGGCATATGTCGCGTTCGACGGTACCGGTGGCGTGATCGCATACCGCGACTATTACACGGACGTTGATACGCGGCTGGAAGAGCAGATTGCCGACTATCTCGCAAGCCATAATCTCAAGCTTGCCGCATAAAAGAATTTGCCGCCACTGTTCTGAGCGGTGGCGGCACCTTAATTACCTCTATCAAAAATAATCAGGCAAACCATAGTGTATGTGGTTTGCCGGAAAGAAGCAAAGAAAATGACTACCGCAATCGATTTCGACACCAACGAGCCAATCACCGTCCAGCCAGTCGCCATCTACGCAGGCAGCGCGTACGACACACTGCTCATCGCCGACGGCACCACCGGCAAGCCCCTCGCGTACGGCGATATCAACCATGAATGGTATACCGATTTGGCGTATGACGGTGACTTCGAACAGGCGGCTGAAAAAATCGAGGGTGTCTACGGAGCAGACGAAGCCGAGTGGGAAGCCGCGGCAAACAAGAAGCTCGCCAAATACGGTCTTAAGCTCGGCGATTTCGACGAGAAGGCCGGAGACCGTTACACGCTGGTCGAGGTCTGACATGACGCGCGGCAAAAACAGGCGACTTCGCCTCATCCCATCACACCTTCCACTGATCCGCGACAAACTCGCGGAATATGAGCGGGTCGCATTAAAGGAGGAGATGGCTGCGCACTCGCAATACGAGCGGAGCATGGAAGCGGCTTGGAATTTCGCTGACAATCTCGCCGTCGCGCAGCTTTGGTGGATCAGCCGGGACATGACGGCGCTGGCGGAAGATACCGTCCGGGCAGGTGATTTCCCAAAATTGGACGCGCCGGCGCAAAGCGGGCTTATCTTCTTCGACGGGGATGTCCAAACCGTCACATTCCCCGTGACCGACGACGCGACGGGAAGGAAGGTCGGAGACGCCCATGTGTCGGCGCTCTTCTGGCAATGCGACGGCAACGGCGATATCGAACTCATGGGATTCACGGACCATCCATGCGCTCTGAAGGAATGCGACGCGAAATCATTCTCACTGCCGGTCATCAGATTCGCCAACGGCATTTTCAATGAGCATGTCGGCGGTTTCCGATGGTTCGGCGATCTGCTGTATGCGGTATGGGCGTTGAGCGCTGAGCCGCATATCTGCGAGGCAAAACCGGCGAAACCCGATATGGCGCATCCCTTGTCGCCGCGTTTCGACCCGGAAATCCGCAAGGTCAAGATGCTGGTGCTGCGTGAGAATCTGCATCGTCCGGGTGGAAGCGCCGATGATGACGAGCGGGTGCGGCGTGAGTATTCGCATCGTTTCATTGTGCGTGGTTTCTGGCGCGATCAGGCGTATGGGCCGAATCATTCGCTCCGCCGACGCCAGTGGATACCACCGTTTGTCAAGGGTCCGGCCGACAAGCCTTTGATCTGCAAGGAGACGGTGCGCATATGGAAACGGTGAGCGACATGATCGCCGGTTTTCTCGCCGGCCTGACGCCGAGCACAAGGGCGGGGTATCGGAGCGTCGTATCACGATGGCTCCGCTGGTGTGCGGATAATGGCATCGACATGCTGCGGGCGAAGCGCACCCATATCGAGGTGTTCGCCGCCTATGACGGCGGCATGCGACCAGCAGCGAAAAGCACGGTGTACAAGACTCTGAGCGTCGTTTGCGGCCTCTACCGCTACCTCTGCGAGGAGGGATATATCGACTGCGATCCGGGCGAGCATGTGCGTAGGCCGAAAATGTATGGTCATTCGGATGGCACGTATCTCGACCGCGAGCAGGCTAGGCTTTTTCTGGCCGAAGCTCGTGGTATGGATGCGCGGACGGATGCCCTGTGCAGTCTTCTGCTGTTGACTGGTGCGAGGGTCGGTGAGGCGCTCGGATTGGATGTCGAAGACTGTCATCTGGATGACGGGCGTCCGTGGGTGCGGTTCGACCGCAAGGGCGACTGGTCCCAGCGTGTGGCCATTCCCTCCGAGGCGTCCAAGGCTCTCGCACGATTCATCGGCGGACGTAGGCATGGTGCGGTGTTCCGTGAGGATTCCGGCGCGCGTCTGCGGCAGCAGACCGCCGTGGGCATCGTATCGTCCGTGGCATTGCGGGTCGGCGTGCCTGGAATCTCGCCGCACTCGCTGCGGCGAACGTTTTGCACGCTCTCCCGCGACGCTGGAGTGCCGGACAGGGACATCATGGCCGCAGGCGGGTGGAACAGTCCGCAGATGCTCGACTATTACGACATGTCCCGTCGCGGGCTGAATGGCAAGGCTGGCGATGGATTGCAGAGATTCTTGAATAATGGATGATTTGAAATCCAAAGGAGCTGTTGACCGAGAAAAATAGTGGGGGCGGTTTTTGAATCCGCCCCCATTCGTGTGCCATTGTAGATCACTCAACTACGCTCACCACAGTGCGTAGCCAATTGTCCCCATCCGGCTTCGTTGACCGGCTCGAAACACCATGCGTCCAATCCGACGCTGATCTCATTTGATCTTGCTCATTGTTCTTCCAGACATCTTCACTGACGATGATTGTCGTCTCCGCTGGTATTTGCACGGTGACTACGGTGAGTGAACGTGGAATGATTTTTGCTTCTATGAACGTCGCCAGCCCAAACTTCCACATCGTGAACTTGACTAGTTCGCCCGACAAGGAGACCGTGTTGACGTTGCTGATGACGGTTATATCCCTTCCTAAGTGCGTGTAATTCAGATTTTTGGCTTTGATTGTCTCGCTCATTCCGCATGGCCTCCTAGTTCTCGTTGGGAACCGTTTCGTTGGATGTTTCCGGGCGTGGGAATGTGCTGCCGTTGCTGTTCGTGATCTCTTCCAATTCCATGAACTCTTCGACCGACATGGTGACGCTTATGTTAGTGCAATCATCAGTTATGATGACTCGTTTAAGCGGTGTTGTAATCAGTTCGTAGTTTGAGTCACGGTGTGTGTCATACGTATCGATGATTTGCAGGGTCACGCCATTCATGACGTTCGCCCACGTGTTTATCAGCCGTGGGGGTCTTCCCAGACTATCTGGCTCCTTGTCGGTGCTTAGATAATGGAATCCAAGTTTTACCAGCTTGTCTACCAGTTCGCTTTTCCTCTTGGTGAAGTCGAGTGCTTTCATTGTGCCTCCTTGGTGGTGTTGTCCTGTGTCGTGTCGATGACGCACGCCACATCCCCGTTGCGGGTGTTAACGCTGATCTGCAATTAGTCTCCGAACTTTTCGAGAATGAGTACGCCTATGACGCCGATAATCCAAGCGATTATCAGGATGATTGTGATACCGGCCAGTGCGAGTAGTGGTATCCAAATGGGTGCGATCACCCATATCCATGAGTATGGGAATTGTCCCCCGATTTTCAGGAGTGCCAGCACGCCGGACAGTAGCAGTAGGATTGGCGAGCATTTGAGGTTGACGTTCAATTCAATCCTCCGTGTAGAAGGTGAGCGTGTGGAGCTTTTTCTTCGCGTCCAATTGTTCTCCGAACATGCCGTACTGTTTGACTGGTTCGATTACGTCGCGCATGTGATGCGCGTGGTAGGTGATGGTCTTGCCTTTGTCGGTGATGCTGATAGTGGCGGTCATCGTTTTTGGTTTGCGGAGACCCCGTCCTTTAGGGCGGGGAGGAAGCAAACCGTCCTCCTTTCACAGATTGATATGATATAATGTGAAACATGGTCAGAAAGCAGGAGTGCAAGCGGGCGTACAGGTTCCGCTTCTACCCGACGCCCAAGCAGGAGCAACTGCTCAGGCGCACGGTCGGCTGCTGCCGAAAGGTCTACAATCTCGCGTTGGAAGCCCGCTCCACCGCATGGACGGCGGAGCACAGGAGCATCACCTACGTCCAGACCAGCGCCATGCTCACCCAATGGAAGAAAACGGCTGAATACTCGTACATGAACGAAGTGTCCTGCGTGCCGCTGCAACAGGCATTGAGACACTTGCAGACGGTGTTCTCCAACTTCTTCAAGCAGACCGGCGACTATCCGAGATTCAAAGCCAAATCCCACGGCGGAAGCGCCGAATACACTCGAAGCGCGTTCAAATGGGACGCCAAACGCAACGAACTCACGCTCGCCAAGATGCGCGGACCATTGTCGATACGATGGTCCAGAACACTGCCCCGCAAGACGGAGCCGAGCACCGTGACCGTAAGCCTGGACGCCGCCGGACGATGGCACGTCAGCATCCTCGTGGAGGAGACCATCCGCCCTCTCCCCACCCGAAAGAACGCCGTCGGAATCGACTTGGGCGTGGACAATTACGCCGTCACCAGCGACGGGGATACCATAGCGAACCCACGCCACTACAAGAAACTCGCCGAACGGTTGGAACGGGAGCAACGGGCGTTGTCCCGCAAGACCAAAGGCAGCAACAATCGTCGGAAAGCCGCCCTCAAGGTGGCCCGCACCTACGCCAGAATCACGGACATGCGCCGTGACTTCCTCCACAAGTTGAGCACGAGGATAATCCGCGAGAACCAAACGGTGGTACTCGAAGACCTCAACGTGAAGAACATGGCCAGAAGATGCGCGCCGAAACCCGACCCGGACAATCCGAACCATTGGCTCCCCAACTGCCAGTCCGCGAAAAACGGGCTGAACGGGAGCATCATGGACGCCGGATGGTCGGAGTTCCGTCGAATGCTCGAATACAAGGCCGAATGGTACGGGCGACAGCTCATAACCATCGACAGGTATTATCCGAGCACGCAAATCTGCTCCCACTGCGGGGCGAAGGCCGGGCCGCAGGGCATGTCCGGCCTCAAAGTCAGGGCATGGACGTGCCCGGACTGCGGAACAAGCCACGACCGTGACCTGAACGCAGCCAAAAACATCCTCGCCGCAGGGCTTGCGGTCAGCGTCTGCAAGGACGGCAGAACCGGAACCAAGGTCTCGCATTAGCGTCCCCTCCCTTCTTGTTTTGTCGTATCGAACAGAAACCCGAACCGTAAGATTCGGGAATCCCCCGCATTCATACGGGGGAGGATGTCAATGAGTTTGACCGCGTATGGCGGGTTGGAGAGGTCGATGTTCATGCTTGTTCCTCCTGTAGGAGCATCCAAATGTTTGTTTCCTTTTCGGGGTTTCTGACGGCGAGTTTGTACACGTCGGACAGCCGGTAGCGTTGCTTGCGCGTGTCTTTGACCGGTGTGACGGGTTTCAGGTCTCCCCTGCTGACCCAACTGCGCATGGTGCCGGGTTTGACGATGATGCCGCATTGCAGGAGCAGTCTGCGGATTTCGGTCTGCGTGCCGGTGATGTGCGTGGCGAGGAGTTTGTGTCGCCTGTTCTCACGGATGGCGGAGACTGGATACACTTGTCCGCAGTCGGGGCATTTCGGTGCGAACGTGGCGTTTGGAATGACTTTCACGATGCGGTGGCAGTCGTCGGTTGGGCATTCGCCGATGATGATCTGGTCTTCGAGGGTGAAGTCGAGGAGTTCCTGGGCCTTGCGTCGGATACGGTGGATGATTCGCGCGTAGGTTGGTGTTGCCTTGCTGGTCTTCCACTTGTCGGTGAGCCGGATGTTGCGGATGAGTGTTTCGAGTTTCCGGTCGTATGGGGCGGTCACGTTCAGGCATCGCGCGTATTCGTTGATGATGTCACGGAGGCTTGGAATGTCGTCCATGCCGTTGCCTTCGATGAGTTCGAACGCGGTTTCGCGTAATGGTGCCGGGGAGGTGGCGAGTCCGTTATGTCCGCCGCCTCCGCCGTTGCCTGTCTTGTCCATGCGGTTTGTGCGCCATTCGAGGTCTTGCAGGTGGTTTTCGAACCATTGCAGGTCGAATTGGAGTTGGGTTTCGCAGGATGTGCAGAGGATATGCTTGTCGTCGGTTGTTTTCCAGCATGCCGCGCATGTGGTTTGCGTCAAGTGTTGGCTCCTTGGTTGCGTTTTGGGTGTGTTTGGTCTTGTTGCCTCAACCCTTTGTTTGCAACCGTTGGGCGACTTGTCTAGTATAGTGTGTGTGTCAGATTAGCGTTGGTTGTTCTCCTTCCGTTGTCGTGGCTGGTTCGGGGTCGTTGCGGTGGGCTTCGATTTGGAGTACGAGCCTCCTGTCCACGTGCAGCAGGCGGCTTATCTCGTCCGCGTCGTAGTCGAGGTCCGCGTAGTGGAGGACCTGGTTTCGCAGGCTCATTCGTATTCCTTCTCCAAGTGTTCTTCGTACAGTATGACGAACACGATCATCACGTATGCTCCGTAGAGGAACGAGAGTATCGCTATGAATATAGGGTTCGCGTTGTTGGTGATTTGTATGATGATGATTGCGAGCATCAGTATCGCGTTGATCGCGTAGGACGCTTTCTTGATTATGTACATAATCTTCTCCATGTCTTTGCTCATTCTGCGTCCTTGCCTTCCAGGAATGGGTCATCGGCCTGCATTCGCGCGAATTGCCTGAACGTTTTGCGAGCAATCCACGTATCAACCTGCGTGTCGGTGATGTCGTACATTTCCTTGAGCAGGTACAGGCAGATGGTCACGTCGGCCATTTCCTCTGCGAGATTGTCGGTGGCATCGGGTTTGCCGCGTAGACGCTTGCTGATGGCTTGGATGAGTTCGGAGCATTCCTCCATGCAGACGATGCTTTGCGCCTCCTTGCCGTATTTTTCGATGCTTTCATGCCACACCGCATGCTGCTTATCGTCGTTCAACGGTTTGCCTCCTTCATGTTCGTATCCTCGTTTTACTTGGTGGTTTCGGTTCCATATTCCTCGAATGAGACTGCTAGCCTCACGTGGCTATTCATGATTGCGATGGGAACAGGATTGTCAGGCCAAGCGGATACGATGCCGGAACGATCCGTATAACTCACAGCAAGCCCGTAGATATAGCCACAGCGTTCTTTCCATCCGCTTTTCAGGTAGCATGTTTCGTTCGTATCGAGTTCCACGCGTAGACCCATGTCATGCGGTAGGAATTCCATACGTAGACCCATGTCATGCGGGAGAAGGTCTAACACACTGTTCTTTTTCGTGTCCTCGTTTTGCTTTTCCTCGTTTTGCTTTTCGAGAACGTAGACGTTCGTGGCGCTGACTGTGGTGCCAGATTGAAATTCCGTTGGCGACATGGTATCCACCCGTGAAATCTTCCAACCATCGTTCAGTAGCTCTTCAATCGCATTCTGGTTTCTTAAGCGATAGCAGTTGTCGTCGTAATCCCAAAACAGTGAGCAAACCTTGTATTGACTGCTCATTTCGCATCCTCCTTAATGAAGACGATCCAATGTGTTCCGGTGCGGTTCGGCTGTTTGTTGCCGAAGAGTGGCTTATGGTCGGTGAGCTTGAGTATCTGCGAGACCGGTATCTGCGTCTCATTCCATTTGAAAATCAACACGCCATGCTCTTTCAGGACACGGAAACACTCACCGAACATGGTCTTGATATCTGTTTGCCATGTCTCTTGATCGAGGCATCCGTATTTCTGCGCCATGTAGCTCGTCTCTCCCGCATTACGCAAGTGCGGTGGATCGAGCACGACCATACGGAACGTCTCGTCAGGGAACGGCAGGTCGCGGTAGTCCATCAGCATGTCCGGCTTGACTTCGAATCTGCGTCCGTCACATAGTTCCCAACTTTCGTCGCGCACGTCACCGAAGAGCACACGGCTGTCTGATTTGTCGAACCAGAACATTCGCCCGCCGCAAGCAGGGTCAAGAACAGGTTGGTACGCGCTCATTTCGCGTCCTCCCTCTTGTATTCGTCTACTAGTTGTTTCCACTGTCTGCTTGCGTCATCAGGGTAGCTGTACCAGCATGTAGAGATGTGTTTTCGGGGGCATTGTAGACGGTATATCGATTTGAGGTAAACACCGGCCCGTGTAACGCCCTTAATGATTTTGGGTAGTCTGCCGCACATTGGACACCCGTATTCGTTGTGTTTGCGTTTGAACCACATGATTATTCCTCCGTGTCCTCGATTGGCTTGCAGTCGCATGGTGTTGGGCTTATGTCGCTGATCTCGCAGGCGTATGATTGATTTCCGTCGCGCATGATGATGGTTCTTTCGGTTGTCACGTCTTTCCATGTGCAAACGCAGAAGACAATGAATATTGCAGCCGCAGCCACCACCATCAGTCCGATCAGCAGGTTGTCGGCAATGTCCGACCAATCCGGTTTCCATTTCATTTTTTCGCGTCCTCGCTTTGATTCGGTACTTCCGTGGGCATGTTGCCGGAATAGCCAAGCAAGGAACGGCAGTGGTCGGCTGTCTTTTCGTATGCGTTGATTTGTCCCTTCACGACACCGTATGCGGCCATGTCATGCTGCCTCAGAAGAGCGTTCGCCAGTCTCAGGCCTTCCACTTCTAACTGTTCGCACCAGTCGATGATTTCTTGCAATGTTTTGTCTTTTTCACTCACGTTCGTTACCATGGTGTTCCTCCTTGTCTTGTGGATTGGAAGTGAATATCACCGCCACTATCGCAAACAGTGTCAGCATCGCCAATACAGCCATCACGCCCAAGACGATGACGATGAAAACGCTTGAAATGTTCCAGCAGACTTCGGTAAGGCTCATTTCGTCGCATGTCGCCAAGTAGGTTGTTCTTATGCTCATTTGATGCTCATTTCGGCTTCGCGCATGATGTGCCGCATGTCGGCGTATTCTCGTGCCGCCCAACGTTCGATCATTTCCGGGGTGGCGTTTCGTGGCAGCGGGTTCAGGCATATGCCATCCTCCAACCGCTGCATGAGCCGGATGACCTTCCGGCGACGTTTCGGAGTGAGGGTGACGTGTCTTTCGACGGCCCTGACAACCACCAGCCTGTCGCATCGGTAGCAGCCGTCGAAATCCTCGACGATGGAGGCTTCGAGTTCTCCGACCGGACGTACCTGATACACGTCGCCTTTGCCGTACATTGACGCGTAGAGTGCGGCGTAGTCACGGTATCTGGTGCAGTACACCTGTTCCGGGTGGCCGGTGCCTTCGATGGCCGACGCGCCTTTTTCGCGTCTGGCGCGGCAGATGGGGCAATCGTCGTAATTGTCTCGACTGTGCCCCGGTTCGATGGTGTCGCCGGGTTTCAGGTCTGGAACCCCACCGTGGTATAGCACGCTCATTTCATATCCCCTTGCAAGTCGGTCGGTTCGTGGTCTGTGTGGAATGCGTCGCTCATGCGCTCATCTCCTTGAGGATGTTCACGGCTTTCACTCCATTGGCTAGATGCTTCTCACCGGCATTCACGCTGATGATTACCGGCTGGTATACGCCTTCGATCGTCAATGATTCGCGGATTCCTTCTGTCGCGCCTCGTAGTTCCTTACGGAGCTTCGACGGCATGTATTCCAGATAGCCGTCGATGATCGTGCCCTCGTCGAGTTGGACTATCGCCCTATGCCCGGAGAGTATGTTCGCGGGCAGTGTCCGCCAGTCCGTCAATGATTCATGCACGTCGCTCATTGCCACATTCCTTTCTCGTTGGTGTCATGGTTGGTGCAGTTGAAGATTCCGGCGAGTTTTCTAGCGTCCCGTCTCGCCTGCCGTAACGCCTTCCTGTGACTGCCGTTGTAGCCCGCGAACAGGTATTCACGCCTGGCCGCATACAGCCATGTTTCGTCGTAACTACTCCAAGCCCATAACACAACCGCGCATCCGACCGGCGTGGAGTCGGGCGCTCTGTAGGATTTGCGGATGCTCACGCAGTAGTCCTCATGCTCGGTCATCGGACTGCCTCCTTCTTTTGCTTTTGGCGAAGTAGTCGCTTATCACATCATCGACTTTCAGCACCTTGCCTACTGCGAGAAGCCAAAGATCCAATACTCGGCTTGGATATGGCGTGTCACCGGTGGTCAGATGATTTTCTGGACACTCGTAATGCATGACCATCTTGTTCTTGTCCGTAATGCTGGGGCTTTCCATGATGACTGGGTTTCTGCCGCAGTACGGGCATTTGACGTATCGGACTTTCCTATGCTTTCTGTTGAACATTCGTGGACTCCCCTGTCATGTTCAGTTTCCTTGGATTGACTGGAACTAAAGGAAATGAGTCAGCATCGAACGTTCGTTTGACCACGCTCCAGTCCATCGTTTCCAGATCACCGTCAGCGAACGGTTCCGCACCACCGAGATTGTGGATATGCCATGCGTCACCGTCGAAGCTCAACAGGTCTTCACCATCCCGAGTCATATACCAGCCCGGTTCCATTGGTTCGATGGGCATGCCAGCAGACGGATGCTCCTGATCGTACATGGCTTTCACCTGCTTGTAGATGCCATCCAGTTCCCTGCCGTCGAACTCCACAGTCAGACAAGTGCCAGCCTTGTCGATAAACAGGTAAGGCATGGTTTTGAAATCAATGCTTCTCAACATTTCCCTCTCCTTCCTTGAATGATGCCTTCAGCGTGTCGGCGAACACTTGCAATGCGTGCTCTACCTTCTTGTCGAAATCCTTCTGCACGTGGGCTGGGATACTGCCTTTTTCATGGTTTCCAATCGTTTCGCCGGTGGTCACGTACATCGGTACGTCCACACAGGCTTCCGCAATATCCATCGGCGGGTAGAACGCCGTCACATGGAATGTGACGCGGGTGGTTCCCACCTGTACTTCTTCACTCATTACCGTCTCCTGGTTTCGGTGGTTGCTCCATGTATTTCTTCAGCATCCAGTCGGGCAGATTCCCCCTCCCGATGCGTTCGACGGTCTGGTTCAATGCTCCAGACGATTTGATGCGTGCCTGCCGGTAGATTCTCTGATCTTCAACCATGTCAAGCATGATGGAGAGCACCCATTGCCAGTACTTCTTCTTTTCCTCACTGTTGACGCTCATTTGCTTTCCCTTGGTTCGAAGGTCTTAATAATTCGCTGCGGAGTCTCATAGGCTGCACGCACCTCATACGGCCTGTGGTGGGAGTCGGCGCGCTCCTGTGCCGTATCCGATGCCTCTTGGAGCGTCTCGTACACTCGGCATGTATGCAGTCCCGTATCGCCTTTCGGCCAGATGATGTATCCGGTCACTGGTATTCCTTCACGGTGTCGCAGCCGATGGTCGTGCCGTGGTCGGTGAGGCAGACCCATGTCACGTCGCCGGTCTTGACCGTCTTCATGCCGTAATCATGATGCGTGCCCACATACCAGTACGAGTAGATGCTTACTCCCATCAGGAAGAGCGTTGCGGCGAGGGATACCACCAGTACGACAATCAGAATTTTCTCAACCTTGTCCAAGTCGTCCATCACTCGCCATCCTTTGCGATGGCGGCACCCATGGCTTCCCGATACTTCTTCGTCCGTTGGAACCGGTCGGCGAGTATGTGCGCGGCTTTGTCGATGATCTCGTCCTTGCGTTCTTCGAGGAAGCGTTGCAAAGCGTCCTCCATCAAGTTCTTCCACATGATGTCCCGCGAATACGCGCTGGTGTGCGCGAAAACAGTGTCCGTGGCTTCTTTGGTGAGCTTGTCGAGCACGTCCCTGTAGGCGTATTCCTCGATGCGTTCCTTGATGGCCTTGTCGTCAATACCAATGGCGAACTGCACGATGTGTTCCATGATTACTTTCCTTCCTTTTCGATTTCATTGATCTTTTCGGCGAGCGCCAGACGTACCGTACATGCGGTTCCGTGTTCGAGTTCCAGCCAGAATCGTCCGAGGTCGGCCCAGTTCTCAGTCGCCAGTATTTCGAGAAGCGTATCGGCCTTGGCTTCGGAGGCGCAGGCATCTTCTCTGTTCCATGCGGCGACTGGTGGCACGTTGTGGTTGAGTGCGTCGTTGATGAACCAGAGCGCTTTCTTGAGGTCTTCCAGACCGTTCTTGTGTTGCCATCTGAAGCAGTATTGGACGGCTTGGCCCCAGTCGGAACTAAGGAGCCTGGATAGTTCGATGCATTCGAATGGGCCGTCCTTGTAGTGGCTTGGATTTATGTTGTCAGTCATTTAGCATCATCTTTGCTTTCTCGAATGCCTGGTTCACGATTTCCATGTGCAGTCGTTCGCCTTCCTTGGTTGTCTCGAACCGGTCGTTCACTTGGCGGATAAGCTTCTTGCGGAGCAGTGCCCTGCCGGTCTGGTTATCGATGGCCTGGTATTGGCCTTGCATGTTGCTCACGTCAGTGAGCATTTCCTGCTGTTTCGGGCTGAGTGTCTGCATCATCGGCTCCTTTCACAGATGGTTTCCAACGTCGGGTGGTATTCGTATGTGCGTGGATGCGAGTAGTAGTCGTTCCAGTACTTGTTGAAGTTTCGGTTGATGCCACGTTGGACGATGTTTGGCCGTCGTGTTGGCTCTTCCTTGTCTAATCGTTTGATCGCGTCGGCGGTCTCGATGCCTTGCTTGGTTGGCTTGTAGGTGCCGTCCGCGAGGGGGATGATGAGATTCCTGTCGATGAGGGAACCCAACGTGGCCAATGGTTTCGCGTAGAATGCGGATGATGGCATTCGATGCGTTTCGACGATGTGGACAAGCATTGACGCTTGTGTGTTTCGTAATCGTTGTCCGTGGATGGTGTAGACGTTTCGTTTCATGACTGGTTCCCGTCGTTCATCGTCCGGTCGAGCCGAATCCGTTTCCTCCGCGTTCCGTCGTGTCGGTGAATTCGACGACCTTGCGGATTCTGGGGGTTTCCACCGGCGTGATGACGAGTTGCGCGATACGGTCGCCGCAACGGAAGTTGATGCGGCTGGTGGACGTGTTATGCAGGATGACTTTGATCTCGCCACGGTATCCGGCGTCGATGATGCCGCCGAGGATGTCGATGCCGTAATTCCTGGCAAGGCCGGAACGTGGGCAGACTCGTGCCATGTAGCCTTCGGGCAGGTTGATCGCGATGCCGGTTCCCACCGCGATGCGTCCTAGTCCGTCGATGTGGAAGTCTTCGATGCAGTGTAGGTCGAGTCCGGCGTCCGCGTCGTGGGCGCGGGTGACTGTGGCGTTTGGGGTGAGCGGTTGGATTTCGAGGGTTTCTAGGGTCATTTTCACTGTCCTTGCTGGTTGATGATGGTTTTGTATTCGAAGATGTCGCGGTTGAGGCAGTCGGTTGTGCGATGCGTGGGTTCGTGGACGCAATCGTATGGGTCGCCGACGCGGGCGAGTCGCAAGAGGCGGAAACTGGTGAGGTCGAGTCGCCGGTGGCTGAGCTTGTGGAGGATGCCGCTCGTGTTGGGCATGTTCACGTCGAGCCATCGGATATCGAAGTGGACGTTGGTTCCGGCTGGATGCATGAGACCGGGGTCGAGGCCCGTGTCGATGAGCCAGACGGCCATCTGCTTGTCCACGTTTTTGAGCGTGTCTTCCGCGTTCATGCATTCGCCGATGAGTCCGTTTCTGGAATGCATGTCGATAGTCGTGCTGTTGAACGCGCGGATTGGCGTGTTGTCATCGAAACGGATGACCCTATGGAATATCAGGGGGTCGTCGGCGAATGGCACCTGAAGGCCCTTCATGTCGGTGATTCTGGCTTCGACTTCCAGTAGATTGTCGGACATTGGGTCGAGTCCGCTGGTTTCGACATCGAACCAGATGAGATAATTGTCGTCCATTGTTGGTTCCTTGGATTCACGTAATCGTTGGATATAGGTTTCCAGTCCGGTCAGGTCCACATGCGTGGGAGGCTGTGGTTCGAGTTCCTTGAGGATTTCGGCTTCCTTGTTCATCCGCCGCGTGTAACGCCAGTAGGCGGCTTTGCTTTCACGGATGCCGTACTTGTTGGTTTCCTTCCATTTGCTCATGGTGTTTTGAACAGGTCTCCCAGATCGTCGTCCACGGTTGGCTGGCGTGCGATGGGCTTGGATGCGATTTGCGGACGGTCGGCCTGTTCGAGGGCCTTGCTGACGGCTTCGCCCAACTCTTGGGCTTCCCGCGCAGTGCCGAAGACGACGCGACGTTTGAACTCCCAATAGTCGTCCGCCGTGACGTGATGCTTGGCGGCGAGCTGTTGGATGGTGTTCTCGTCGGGAATCCGGCTTGCGCGAATTTTCTTGCAGAGGATGTTGATGTCGGCGGCACGCATCCACTTGTCCGATTTGGTCGCATAGAATCTCACGACCGCCGTCCGCATGTCTTGGATGTTGTTGCGCTTGTCGAGTTCGCGGTAGAACTCGTCCAATTGCAGGTCGTCCCATTGGGCGTTGCCGTGATGCGCGTTGATCGTGGTCAGCAGCATCGCGGCCTCTCCTTTGGTTATCATCCTGTTCCTCCCATCGCCCGTTGGCGCTCCTCGTCGCTCATGTACTGCCATGCCCTGTTGAGGTTCGCCATGCGGTTCGATTCGTTGCGGCTCATCATGGTCGGATTGGTGCGGAGGGTGAGGGATGGTCGGATGTCGTATTCGTTTTCCCACCCCGCCGCGTTGAGCCATGTGGCCGCGTATTTGACGTATTTGGGTTCGGTTCCTTCGATCTCGACCTGTCTGGCATAGGCTCGGGCGCTGTTGATGATGGTGTCCGCGCCCGTGTCTTGGATGGCGTTCTTCCATGCTTTCCAGGCGGGACGCTTGTCAACGTGTCGTGGATACGCTTTCCAGAAGGTTTCGAAATCGGCGGAATACTTGTCGTCGGATGCCTGTCGTGCGCGGCTTCGGCGTTTGCTTGCCGTGTTGCGGGCCGTCCGGTCGGCGAGTTCTTTTCTGGTGTGGTTCCCGTTCGACTGGTATTCGTTGATGCGCACGCCGGTGATGGTCTGTTGGAACAGGCCGAGGTCGATGAGGGTTTCGATCTCCTGTTCGGATGCGCCAAGCGTGTACGTCAGCTGGTCGGTGTCGATGTCTCCATCCGTGAGGTTGCAGCTGCACCAACTCAATGCCATGACGTAGATGAGCGCCGCTCTTGGCATTTCGTCGCGGAGCCTGCATATCCTCGCGTCGGCCCAGAATCCGTTGTCGAGTCGGGTGTAGCCGTCCCTCACTTCAGATTCTCCCGTCATGTCATGAGTCCTATCCCGATGTCGGTGAGGATGGTTATCGAACCGCCCTCCACTAGGGTCATGCCCAATATCCACAGCCAGTCGCCTGACGGCCTGTTACGGTCGATGAGGTCAACGGAGCCGAGCATGATGACGAATCCGATGGCACTGACGATGAGGGCGCATGTGGCGACTATCGCGGTCATGATTGTCCTTCCGGTCCGAGTGGCAGTCCATCGTTGAGGATGAGGGCTAGGTTCTCCAAGGTGATGCAGACGTATTGTCCGCTCCGCCCGATGAGGTCGATGTCGAATTTTTCAGGGAACCGTCCGGCCAGCGCGCACATGGTGTGGTAGGTTTCCAGATCCGTGTATGCGAGCTGTTGGCCGATTCGTTCGAGTGTGGACAGGCCGACGCGTGGTTTCTTCTGCACGACCCACGGGTAGGGGCTGTCAAGGTTTCCGGCCTCCTCTACCGCCTCGTTGTAGTGTTTCGTGGCGTCGAGGCGTTTGGTGTTCTTGACTTCCACGCATACGGGTTGACCGTGGAAGAAGATGTTCGCGATGTCGCCTAGGTCGTCGCTGCCGTGGAGACGGCGGCGGATGATGCGTTGGTCGTTCAACGCCCATTGCAAGTAGTGTTCCACCGCCGTTTCCATTGCCGTTCCGGCTTTTTTGGCCGACTGTCGGTTGCGTGGCATCAGAACGCCGGTTCTCCTGCTGGCTGTCCGAACCCGTCGAATCCGCTACCACTCCACGGGTCGGGGCCTGCCTGCTGCGGCATGGCGGCAGCGGGAGCGGATGCGGCCTGGCGTTGGCCGTACTGCTGGCTTGCGTTCACCAGTTGGGCGGTGCCCCATCGGAGACTCGGACCGATCTCACGGACGTTGACCTTCTGCGTGTAGTGGGTGACGCCGGACGAATCATCGAAACGATCATCGGACTCGTTGCCGATGACGATATACTCGTCGCCTTCCTTGATGCTGTTCTGGATGTGCGTGGCGAGATCGTTCCATGCTTCGCAGGTGCGTGAGCAGGATGCGCCGTAACCCCATGAGCCGTCCGGGTTCTTGACCCTGTTGGAGCAGAGGATGCGGAACTGGATGTAGTTCTTGCCGTTCTTCGTGGTTCCGGCGTTGAACAGGTTGCCGTCCTTTTTGATTTTGACGATTCGTCCCACGAGGATGATGGTCGGAGTGCTCATTGCTTGTTCTCCTTGTCGTGTCGTGGATGGGTTTCGAGTCCGACCCATCCCTGCTGGTCTTCGGCTTTCATGTTTTTGAGACGGTCAGCCGTCTTGTGGCTGTTGGACGCTTCGACGTTGCACATGATCATGTGGCTTCGCGCGGCGGCGCAAGTGCTTTTGCCGCATTTACGGCAGTATGGGATGAGTCCCGTCTTGACTGGATCGTGACGCACGCAGTACGCGCACGTGCATCCGGCTCGTCTGGTGATGTTCAAAAGTTCGCCCCGCAGACCGCTTCCTTCGGCTGTTTGAGACCGAGGGTGCAGTAGTGGAGAGGCATGTCGTTTCGGACGCGTCTCTCGGACACGACCTCGCCACCAAACACCGGTACGAGTGGTGAATCCCATGGGTCCTTCATCTGTAAGTCGAAGTCCGGTCCCATGTAGGCGATGAGCTTCCACACGCCGCAACTGTTGAGGTGGTATAGGTTCGTCTTGTCCTTGTTGCGGTAGAAGCCCGGACGGGTCGGCAGTTTCTTCTCGCTGAGGCGTTCGAACGGGAATCGTTTCGAATGGCCGCTGCTGACGGCGAATGCCTCGGTGGTCTGCTGCAAGGCGTGCGGCGGAACGTTGCCGTGATGGTCCAGGATGGGCGTCCAAGTGTCGCCCGTGTGGAGCCATACGCTGCCGGTCGCGGCCTTGTAGAATCCGTTGGCCTTGGGAAGCTGCTTCTCCCACTCCTCGGCTTGGGTGTCGTCGGTTGGCTTGTCCTCGTCGGCGGTGGGGGTCTCGACCTTGACGAGCGTCGCCTTCCAGTCGTCGAAGTCCAGCTCCACGCCGTCGTCGGGATTCTCTTCGATGGAGATGATCGTGTTCCAAGTGACGTTCAGGTCATGGTCGAATCTGATGGCCGGGCATAGGGTTCCCTTATCGTCGTCACGGACGACGAAATACTCGTTGTCCTTGATGATGAGCGACAATGCCATGAGATCACGGAGCGCGGGATCGTCGCAGGCGAGCGCGTCGTCCATGTCGAGGTGCTTCAGCTTGCCGGTGACATGTACGCCTCCGACGTTGACGGTGACGGTCATGTTGGCTGTCGAGATTCTGAGCGCGTCGCCGTAGGTGAGTTTCTTCGGGTCGTATTTCATTGTGCTGCTCCTTGCTGCTGCATGTGCTTGCGGTATTCGTTGATGAATGTTTGTGCCTGCACTGCCGTGAGGCTCACGCTCGTGGCCGTCTGGTCGTGGAGGATTTTCTGGATGAACGCGTCAGCTTCATCCGGTTTGATCTGGCAGGCGCGGAGGATGTCGGTGACTGTCTTCAACTGGTCGGGACTGGCGGGACCATTGGGTGGAGCCTGGGCAGCGGCCTGCTCCGGCTGGCCTTGACGGACCTGCGGAGCGTATTGCCGTGGCTTCTGGCGTGGCTGCTCGTCAACCACTTCGGCTTCGACCATTTCCTCTTCGGTCTCGTTGTTGGTCTGCTGCATCTCGTCGGTCGTGTACAGGCCGCTCAAATCCTGCGGGAACGCCTTGCGTAATGCGAGGGCTTCCGCGCATTTCGCGATCATGGTCACCGGTTTCGAAGCCCACATGCTGGTGGGGACCTGCCTGTGGAGATTCTTGTCGTAACGGGTTCCGACGTATTCCCTGTAGAGGGCCACGCCGGTGAACTCGCCTTCGCCACGGCGGACGGTGACTTTCGCCGCGACTGGAGGGGTCTGGGCGATCCACACGTCATGCCAGACGCCATCCTCTCCGCACCAGAGGGTTTCCGGTTCGCTGAACAGTTCATGGTTCCTGTCCGCCGCACGACGGGCGATGAGACGGAAACCGTCAATGCCGACTTGGATTGTCTGCTTGGAAACATATTCGTTGCCTTGCTTCTGACGGCGTTCGATCAGGTAGATTTGACGACTGAAAGGGTCAAGTCCGGTACGCTGGCATTGGTGCAGGAACACCGCCAAGTCGGCTGGCTGCGCGTTCTGCACTCCAAGCTGGGACAGTGCCGCGAGCTGGGCGCGGCTCCAAGTGTCCTGCTCGTTGGTGATGGTAAGGCTTTTGCACATGGCTACTCTTCCTTGGTCGAAGTGAGCATCTGGAACATCTTCGGTGCTATCTCGCTGGTGAAAACCTTGTCCACGAATCCTCTCGTGGTGCGAAGCGTGACGGTCTGGGCGCGTCCCGGCTTGAACTCGACGCCGGGAGGGAGTTCGCCGCCATGGTCCGCGATCATGTCCTTCAGATAGGCTTCCGACTTCGCTTCGGGGCGTGGCATCCACACGGCCTCCGCCGCATCGTTCCCACCGGGGATGAGGAATTTGCTGTCATGCAGCATGGCACCATACGCACGCTCGTCAACGACCTCGTAATGGCCTTCGGTGCCTTTGCTGAGACTGATTTCACCCGCATCCAGTCCGGCGAACGCGGCGTGCTCCTCATCGCCGCCGTCATGCGAGCGTCGCCATTCTTCCTTTGCGGCTTTGAGGGCTTCGGCGCTTCGTTTGTTCAGTGCGGTGAGTCCGGCGATGGTGGAGTTGAGTTCGTCGGGGCGGAGGCTGCTGAAGTCGTATTTGGGGGTGTTGGTCATTGTTGTTCCTTGGTTTGGTGTTCGATGGTGTCTACTGCGAGCTTGTAGAAGCTCACGTCGGTTTTGAGGGTTTGGTTCTCGTATTGGAGTCGTCTGTTTTCCGTGGCGAGTTTCCGGTTTTCGTTCCAGAGGGCGTGGATGCTGAGCGCGCAGTCGTCTAGGAAGTCATCGACTTGGTTGGCGTCGTATCCCATGAATGGGAATGAGAGTCGGAATTGTCTGTCTCGTATGTCTTTCGGGGTGACTAGTCGTCTGGTGGTCATTGTTTGATCTCCTTTGCTTGGTCCTTGATTTCGTAGAATCGGAGTAGGAGTTCCTTTTTTGTGAAGAGTTTGTTTTGGCCGGATTGGTATCCGAGGAACCCGTACAGGTCTTCGAATGTTTTCTTTCCTACCTTCGTGAAGGCGATTGCCTCGTCTTTGGTGAGGATGCCGTCTTCGAAGATGATGGGTGCCGTCAATTTGTGTGTGCTCCTTCCTTGGATTGGTGGTTGGGGTAAGCGGGTTGCGGCATGACGCTGGACGGTTGGCTCGCAAAAGGGTGTGCGGGGCGACTGGGAAAATAAGGAAAACCAGTCTGGCCGACCATCGTTCCCGATGCGGGACGGAGAAAACCAAGTGAAAAACTTCGTCCCGATGGGTGGCGTTGACGTCATGCCGCTGGCGTCCAAGCGCGGATTCGGACCGCGAGCCGTTCGAGATCATCGTCGGATACCTTCGAGTACAGGAGAAGATATGGTGTCTGGTTCGATTGGCGATGGTCTTGTGGTACGGTTCCTGTTCCCACTGCGTGGGCTTGGACGATTGCCGTGGCGACGCGTGTATGCAAACGCTTGTGACGGTTCGTTTGGATGTGTTTCGCCACGGCATGGAACATCATGGGATGTTCCATCTTTGCCAGCCGGTGAACGTGGACATTCGATAAACGTCCAATTTTTCATTGTTTGATTGTTTATCGGAGTGGCTGGCGAAGCTTATGGGTCCCCATCCGGGTTGCAGGCGGATGGGGAAGAATCAGTTGTTGTCGGCGAGCGCCTTGGCGATTGTCGGCATGCTTGAGGCGTTCAGTGGGATGAGCGGGAAGGCTGAATCTTGGAGGTCTTCGACCAGCTGCTCCCAGTTAATGTATCCACTGAACTTGTTGATACCGTAGGGCAATTCACTCCAACTGACGATTTTGCACATGACGGCAGGCGTGTTCGTCACGTATGACCATGTGCCGTCCGTGTCATGGAGAATCAGGTATGGTTTGCCGTCGCGTGGGATGAAGAAGCCATGCGACTGTGGTTCGGCTGGCAGTGGCTTTTTGTCAGGCTCGTCGTCGGAGTCGAGGCTGATGCCCATGACTTTGATGCGGTCGAAGAGGACGTGCAAGTAGTCTTGCATGATGTAGAGTTGGGCGACGGTCATGCCGCCAAGGCATTTCGGTTTGAACTCAAGCTCTCCCCTCTTGTATTTGGTGACGGCATCATCGAGTTTGCTGATGCGTTCCTTGAGTTCGTGGTATTCTTCGACCATGCGGGTCTTGTAATCGTCGTGTGCCTTGTAATCGTCTTCCATTACTGTCTCCTATCGTGATTGACCGTGAACGTCGGAAGCCCATTGGATGAACGCAGCCAGTTTCGATTCGGGAATCTCATACAATGTGCTCGTCTTTTTTTCGTCTTTTTCGACGATGGATGCGCCTTTCCGCTCGTTGATACGGAATACGCAGTGCCCACCCTCGTCAAGAACGAACTCATGCGGTGGTGCGGGAGGATTCAACAACGTCATGCCGCCACCTCCGCATCAAGCACTCGCTCGAAACTTTGTTCGGACAACCGCTGGTGGATAAGCGCCAATCCCTTGCGTGTCAGCTTAGGGGTCGGCGGATAGGCGAATGGCGTGCCATCCTTGTGGATTCCGTGGGAACGGGAGGACACCATGACCATATGGCCTTGCCTCACGCGACTTGACGCCGCGCACCACGACTGGTTGGACTGCCGGTAAATCCAACCGTTATCCACAAGCCATTGGCGCAGCTCATGCTCACCGATCTGAATGTTGGAATTGTTGCTTAGGAGTTTCGCTGCGTCACGGACAAGCAGAGCATCGGGAATGTTCGTGAAGTCATCCAACGCCTTGGCTTTCGGCTCCAGTTCCTTGACCTTCTCCTGCTCCTCCTTCAGCTTGGTGGCGAGCTGGATCAGGAAGTCCGGGCTGGTGAGTGCCTTGTCTAGAGTCTGCTGGGTCATGTATGCGCCATACTTGCGGATGGACGGCAGTACCTCGTGTGTCACCCAGCGTTGGAACTCCTTCGCCTCCGGCTTACGTGAGCGCATGATGAGCTTGTACAAGCCAGGCTCAGAGATGATGAGAGGCGCACGCCCCGGCTGATTCCAAACCTCCGAATTACGGAGGTTTGTGATTTCGTCATCATCAAGAGCTTCGCGGAGATGATTTGTGTCAATACCGAGGATGTCACATGCGTCCTTGGCGACGAACCATGGTCCGCCATTCTCGTCAGTCAGTGTGCGCAATGCCGCGCCCTTGAAGTCGAATCGTTGTATTTCAGTGTTCACTTGGAGTCTCCTAGTATTCGGCTGCTTCGATGCGGGTGATGAAGAAGTGGATGCCGGGGGCGCATTCTTTCCACCGGTTGGTGTCGAAGTCTTCGACGTGAATGGTTTCGCCTTTTTTGTACGTGAAGTCTGTGTCGTGTCCGCTATATGCCGTGGTGTCTGACGGGAGGCTGTTGCCTTGCTTGTCTTGCAGGTCGAGCACTCGCGCTGTGCTGGCGCGGCATTTGCGCCCCGTGGCGTTGGAGCGTTGCGCGTCGGCCGGGATGAGGAGCTTTACGATGACTGATTTCGGTAGCATTGTGCCGTCTGTCCATGCTTTTTTCCAGCCGATGATGTCGCCTTCGTCCGGAAGGATGCTGGTTTTGGCGATGCTGAGTTGTACATGGTTGGCATCGCGCAGGTCGGCACCGCGCAGGTCGGCGTAGCGCAGGTCGGCATCGCTCAGGTTGGCACCATGCAGGTTGGCACCGCTCAGGTCGGCACCGCACAGGTAGGCATCGCTCAGGTCGGCGTGGCTCAGGTCGGCACCATGCAGGTCGGCATCATGCAGGTTGGCACCGCACAGGTAGGCACCGCTCAGGTCGGCACCGCACAGGTAGGCATCGCTCAGGTCGGCATCATACAGGTTGGCACCATGCAGGTTGGCACCGCGCAGGTCGGCGTAGCGCAGGTTGGCATCATGCAGGCAGTCATATCCATGTTCTTTGAGGATGGTTTCGATGTTGTCGCCTTTGAGAGTGCCGTGTGGTGTGCTGATTTTCATTGGTTGTCCTTTTGCTCGTTGGCGTTGTGTGGTGTGGTTAGGCGGTTTGTTTGATTTGGGCGATTTCTCCGGGTTGGAAGCCGAATGCTTTGTAGAGTCCTATGAGCATGAGTGGTGTGCATTCGTTGGTTTTTTTGGCTCTGGCTAGGACGCTTTCGCTGACTCCTATTGCTCCGGCGAAGGCTTCGTCTGTTTTGAGGCCGCTCATTTGTTTGGTTCGGTCTAGGAAGCCGTCTCGGAACTGCATTTTGTATTCAGCCATAAGTGATTCCTTTCGCAACCTTGAATTTCTTTTTGCAACTTGTGGTTACATCATGCAACAGGTTTTTTTATTTCGCAACTCGCTCGGCGTGTTGACTTGCAACCGCTTTGGTTGCATAATGAAACCATGAATAAAGAAACATGGTTCAAAGAAACAGTCCAAGGCGACACCATCGCCGAAGTAGCCCTCAAAGCGGGAATCATCAAGACAACCGCTTGGAGGCAATACAACAATGCCCTTGGGTTCAGCGCCGAGAACGTCATTCTTATTGCACGCGCCTACCACAAGTCCCCTGTAGAGGCTCTGGTTGAGTTCGGATATATAAGGGCCGACGAGATGACCAGCGGAGAAACCGTCGCGAGATTGCATGACGCTTCGGATGACGAGCTGCTTCAGGAACTCGCACGCCGTCTCAAGGAGAACGCGGACGCCGACTGGGTGAACAGTCCGATCATCTACCGTGACGAGTTCGACATGGCCGCGAACGACGATCCGAACGCGAGGCTTGAAGCCGAAACACCGGAAGACTGA